AAAAAGAAAACAAACAATCAAATATCTAGCGGTTAACTCGGATTGGCTAAAAGAATTATCAGGCGGTCTATACGAACCTTGCATTGGAGGTTGTGGTAAAGAATACGATGAAAATAATACTATCCGTTATTTAAGAAAGGCAATAAATCTATGCTTTGATTGTTTTATAGATAAAAACGAAGAGTTAGTAAAAAAATATAATCAATGTAATTATGTTGGCAAGTGTCTAGTAGATTACAGTGTTATGTAGTGTATGTACAATAGTAATCACTGCATATTATGCAGTGTAGAATGTGTAGGCGAACGATTTTTTTGGGAAAATATTTTATATATTCATTATTATATGTCGGAAACTGACAGAAACTGTAGAACTGACAGAGCGAGTAGACGGTGTGGGGAGCGCAGGGAATGTCATGGACCCAGAGGACATAGAGGACCGACTGGACCAACTGGACCAAGAGGACCCACCGGTCGAACTGGACCGATTGGACCAAGCGGACACACCGGTCGAACTGGTGACACTGGTTCAACTGGTCCTATTGGTCCAATCGGTCCTATTGGTCTAACTGGTGACACTGGACCCATCGGTCCTATTGGTCTAACTGGGCTAACTGGTCCCATCGGTCCAATCGGTGACACTGGCCCATCAGGACCCATCGGTCCAATCGGTCTAACTGGTGACACTGGCCCATCAGGACCCATCGGTCCAATCGGTCCAATCGGTCTAACTGGTGACACTGGCCCATCAGGACCCATCGGTCCAATCGGTCCTATTGGTCTAACTGGGCTAACTGGTCCAATCGGTCCCATCGGTGACACTGGCCCATCAGGACCCATCGGTCTAACTGGTCTAACTGGTCTAACTGGTCCCATCGGTCCTATTGGTCTAACTGGTCTAACTGGTCCATCCGGGCCCACAGGCGACACTGGCCCAACAGGTCCAACCGGAGTTGTCGGATACGCCGAATATATACGCACAACGCAAACCCCCAATAATTCGGTTCCTCCAGGAACTGCATTTACAATAGATACCGAGGTTTTCAACAGCGTTCCCACATTTATTGTCGCAAGTGCGGCTGCTGGCGGAACTGTTTTTACATTAGGTGCCGGAGTATACGTTATCGATTATGAGATGAGTTTGGCATCTGCCGGTTCAGTCGCCATTTATAGTGGCCCAGATGCTGCATCATTGGCCATCGATACAAATACAGTTTCCGGTTCAACCACTGCAACAACCTGGATACATGGAAGGGCGCTCGAATCGGTTTTAACATCACTCGTAATAGCGATTTCTTCTGTAGTTGGAACTGCCGACGTAACAACTGCAGGCAATGACACTTCCTTCATGATTCGTTTAACCATACTGAAACTGGTTTAAACCATTGAAGAATTAAAAGTTTTTACATGGGTTCTTAAGTATTTATTTTAGTAAAAAATTGATAGGTTTCACATTAAGTATTTTTAAACAAACCAACATTAGCAATTCGCAATTAGATTTTTAACATGGACGCAACAATGATGAACTGTAAGGCGGCAGACAGGCATGTCGTGGAGACAAGTTATGCGGCAGCAGAGGCCGAAAATCGGCGCGCATACGGAAGAAAACAAGATGTGCGTGCAACCGAGAAGTATATATATGATAACCAGAAGGAAGACGCAACGGTTGTTGTGCATCAGTTTCATGCAAACCATCGTAGAGTGGTTAGCGTGACAAAAAAAACAAAGGTGGGTGCGGATGGTCTTATGATTGAAATCGCCAGGTTGATGACAACTCATCCAGATGATGATTTCGTAACAGACCCTGGAAATGTTCGCATCATTACTGGTATGAATAACGCCAGCTGGGAAAAGGACATGAAAGACAAGGCGCCTAGCTGTTTCAAGGACAAAATCTTTCATCATGGGCAGCTGAAACATTCAGAACTCAGTGGACTACGAGATGCTCTTATTATCGTCGACGAGTTAGACACTGGCGACAAGGAATATCAGGTCCTACACAACACACTCAAGGCTGCAAATATGCTTGACATTAAGAATATGGAGGAAAAGAACATCCGCTTTGTGTTTATCAGTGCCACAATGATAAAGGAATTGTATCATCTTTACAGGTGGGGTGAATATCATTTCTTACTTAAAATGACAATTCCTAGATCATACATTGGTCACATCGAATTTTTAGAAAGAGGAATTATTAAGGAGTTTTACCCTCTCACGACAATTGACAATGCGGACAAATGGATTAAAGAAGACATCATTGATGAATACGGTAATGATTTTCGCATCCATCTGGTGAGAGCAAACCAAAAAACATTGCAGAACATACAAGCGGCGTGTACCAACCACGGCGTAGAGTATCGTAATCACACATCGACTGATAGAATCGACCATGATGTACTGAATACATTGTTTAAAGATACTCTACATCGTCACGTAGTTTTAATTGTAAAGGGCTTCTTTCGTAGAGCGAATTTGATACCGAACGAGTGGAAGTTACGAATTGGCGCTACACACGAGCAGTACATAAAACAACCCGACACTAATGCGCAAGTTCAGTCATTCCCTGGTCGAATGACCGGGTATTGGAGAGACATTATTGAGGCGGGGCACAAGACCGGCCCATATAGAACATCTATAAATGCAATTGAGCAGTATGAAATTGCATATAATGACCCGTTCGGCATGAACTCATACCACGCGGCAGGGTTTAACAAGGTAGATGGTCGAGTCACTGTAAACACACCAACATTTGTCACCCCAAAACACATCGCCGGGCTGGTACCAATCGACGCGCTTGGTGTAGCTGCCGAGCAAGCAGTAGTGGTTGATGCATACCGGGTATATGATAACGAAGATATTGTTCGCATTGTTTGCAAGGCACTTGAATACAGATTTGTCACGGTTGCGAACAACCATGCCGGCTTTAAGGAGACATCGCTTAACAAGAAAAAGGAGGTATGTTCTCTTGAAGACGCGGTCAAGAAGGTTCGCGGCGGTTATGGAACAAACAATGGTGCCACGACATACAGAACATACTATCCTTGTTATGAAAATGTAACCAATCCATTGTCGCTTAGATTCGTTCTCATCATTCGTCCTGGAACTGACGAAGTTAAGCTGGCAGAATGCGATGCACGCTATCCGTCTATTATGTAATTATTTCGATAAAAAGTAGCATTATTTAGACGTGCAATTTAATTAATTAGAAAAAAGTGAGCATTTGCCCACTTTTTTCTTTGGTAGCGTAAGAAATAAAGACGTAAGTGCAACTTACATGGGTTCTTAAGTATTTATTTTAGTAAAAAATTGATAGGTTTTGTATCTAATAATTGCGACAAATCAACTAATAATCTCGTACCCGAGTCAAATAATGCCGACATATTATATTATGGTAAACAGTGAGAATATAATCAATTTATATAAAAAATACAAATCTGTCGGCGGGTTTGGTATATATTCATTGGATGCGCTAATCGGCAAAGATATTCAACCGAATGATATAAACTCATTAGTGCAGCAAGAACGAGATTTAATCGACCTATATAATACGACATATGACGTGCCAATTACGCTTGATATATTAGAAAAACAATTTCTCGGCAGAAAGCGCATAGATGCGCACGTTCGAATGACTACAAAAATGTCCAGATACCGGCTCCCACATGAATATTCAAATGCACTCGGCGATGACCCATACACAATCTTTATGCGTTCAAACGCCATCAAAGGATACATGAATCGTGAATATTGGAAAGAGCGCAGTGTGATGAAAAATGAATTGGCGTAATTTGCCCAAAAAAAAATATCCGGTTAATATATAATGTATACTTTTTTTCTATTGTGTCTTATGCCATTGATGTATGGGTTGGGGTACAATCTAAACACTGCAAATGAAGGAGTGTGGTTAAGTGGGGCGGCGTACTGCAACAAAGAAGGTTATCCAAATATGAAGTTGATTGGGTCGGCTACTGGATTCAAATATTACGAAACATTGTATGATAAATCAACCGATCTACAAGGATATACGGCGGTAAATAGCAACTCGAAACAAATTGCAGTAGTGTTTCGCGGGTCTGCATCCATTTCGAATTGGTTGGACGATGCAGAAGTAATACAAGTTCCGTATAAAACATTCCCAGAATGTAATTGTAAAGTGCATACCGGGTTTTATAGATCGGCAAAGAATATTTATTCGCAAGTTTACAATTCCGTACGCGATATATTGGACGTTTATCCATCATATAGCGTCTTGGTAACAGGCCATTCATATGGTGCGGCCGTAGCACAATTGGTGGCGATGGAGTTGTTATCTAGCAAAATAGTGAGCAGTGTTTATAACTATGGACAGCCACGTATTGGGAACCCGGCATACGCAAAGTTTGTAAATGCGAAAAAGTTGGACCTATGGCGATTTACACACCATAAAGATATGGTACCCCACGTCCCGCCGATTACAGAGTTAAATTACTATCATTCATGTCGAGAAGTATACGAAGACCAAAACCATGCGTTGCAAATATGCAGCGCAACTGAAGGCGAAGACCCCAAATGCGCAGACCAATTCGCATTATACCAAACAGATACGACGGATCATCATATATATTTGAACCATGCATTGGAGTGTGATGCAAGTACTGTGTAAGCTATTGCAATACTCTCCGCAAAAACAATATACATATAAATATATATACATACTTATACGTACACATGAATCTTATTTCTGTTTTATTTTTAGTCGGCTTAATGATGTCGAGTGCGACAGAGCAGCTATCTTTTAGCGGCGGCGGTGCTTTTGGAGCGGTTGAAATTGGCATAATAAAGAAATTACACGAAGGCCATTCGATAAAGTACGATAGATATACTGGCATATCGGCAGGTGGGTTAAATTCAGGGTTTTTATCGCATTTTGAGAACATACAAGACGGCATTGCCGCTGCAGAACATCTCTATTCAACTATTCGAAATCATGATGTATATGAAGTATTACCAGACACCGGAGTGTCATTGTTAAACACAAAACCATTGCATAAAACGCTGACAAATGTGGTATCAAATATGAAATCGCAACCGGTTGTAGATACATTGATCGGCACTGTAAATTTATACACAGGAAATTTAGACACATTTACGTACGACCATAATTTATCGACCTACAACAAGGTATTGTTATTGATGTCAACATCGGCCATACCAATCGCATTTCCGCCGGTAAAATTCAACAATTATTTATACGCGGACGGCGGGACATTGAGCAATGAATTATTGGACGTGGTGCATTCATCGAATTATTTGAATATCACTTACATAAGTCCATACGGTCCCATGGACGAAAATGACACCCCGATTCGATCAATAAAAGACATGGTAATACGAACACTGCAAATCGTAAAAAAGAATTTCAACAATCCTTTTGCGAAACTAAACCATGATTGCGACAAACCGTACGGAGAGATAACGTATTATTATGTGGATAAGGCAGATTTGAATGGGTATAGCATGTTGAACTTCGACAAGGGTGCGGAATTGATAGAGATTGGTTACAAGAAAGCAGTGAGTAAGAACTATAAGCTGTGTTAGAAAATCATAAAATATATCTATTTTTTATGATTGAACCGCGTCTCATTTTTCGACGATTATTTTGTCATGTGACGGACTTGGGCCGGCTTTATATTCGGCACACCAAATATATAATTTTGCATAAATTCTTGAAACGATTGGATGTGTTTATCATATAATGGTGACTGAATCATTTGCTCGAACCCGTTTAACTCACGCAATGGAGATGGCGGAGTAATCAAATTATACTGCGCATTACTTATCATACGTACAAAATAAAACTTGTCGGTTTCGGGGTTCCCACCCAATCGCAACCAATCCAAAGTGGGAGCAAATGGTAGAGAACCATTCGAATCAAAAATGATAATAGGGAGTTTCATATTGATTGCGAATACCCAGATGTCGATAGCTGTTAATATATAACTGTCGTTCATAATCATGGTAGATACATCGATTCGTTTTGTCGACAGCATATTTACAACTTGTTGTTTACCTTGTTTACCTAACATATGATAAATCTTCACCTCATTAGTGTTGTTTGAAGTATCATAATGCTGCTTGATTAAAGTTTCATAATATCCGCACAAACGCCGCTTAATTTCGTAAATATTTTCGTTAATTTGCTTATGTTCTCTTAATATCAACATGATGATATAGAAACTACATTGAACCGAATTGCTCAATATATGCTCCACCGCATTTTCGTGTAAAATCGCGCGCCAATTTTTTTTATCACTCTCTACAGGGACCGTTTTTGAAACACACTCCGCTTTCAAAATATCAAATGACGCATTAGCGGTATTTCTATATTGTTCTGTCAACGCAACATCGGTGGAGGTTTGTGCATTCGTCGATACAAATGGGTTTGCATAATCTCGCGAAACATTCCCTATGTATTTGTTAGTAGGCATTGCAACCAATTTATCAAAGTCTTCACTAACCAAGAGCGAGTGTAAATACAATATTTCCGTTTCGTCGACCTGGTATTCCACGCTACCTATATTCAAATATTTTGTTGGATCCAGAATGAATGTGCGAATTCGGGTATATCGAATGAGTTCGTCCGCCAATCGTGTATAATATAATCGGTCGTTCTCGATTCCGCTAACAAGATGCTTTTGCGGTGCACACAGTTTATTTTCTTTCAACAAACATATCTTATTGATTTCATCTGGTTTTATGATGGCATTCATTTCGTTGACGTGTTTGAGAACCTCTTCATCGAATTCAATGAACGAAATCCGTGGCGTTAGCACGTGGCGAATAAGATTTTCTAATTTCTTCATTTTCGTTTTGTACAAATATTGATTGTTGTTTATGATGTGTATAATTTCATCACGAGCGGCCTTGTATTTATAATCGGCAAGCGTGTTTCGCAATTTGCTTCGAAACAAATTATAGAAATGCGATTCTAGTGATATATTTCGTATGGTTTGTGCGCGGACCAAATCAGGCGTTGAAACGGTTGCAAATGCGGTGTCTGCCGCGTAATATTGATTGTCCTTATATCCATGCACTTGATATTCTGGAATACCATCTTCAATGATATTTTCTGCGGGTTTACTCACGGATACGAATTGATTCGTCTCTGTAAATATGCCAACAATTAGCCCATCTTCAACTACCTTAAACGCGGGTTTACATAACAGTTTGCCGTCCATTTTATTCGCGAGTTGTGTAAGTCGGTCACGAGTCACATTATATTCCTGCCACACAACCGCATCTGTGAAAATAGTTTGGACGTTTTTGATAGGAGCAGAGGGCGCAGTGGGAACATATATTCCGGTTTCATCTTCCGCACGGGTAGCTACGATAAATGCAATGACTTTATTTCGATAATTATGGACTTGTTTTTTGATAATGAGACGTTTTTCGGTCAATATTTCATAAATTTCCAACGCAGACAGATTTGGTTTGTAATCATATACGTTTGGTAAACTTGCACGGGGGGTGCAGTATTTACTGGTCGTTTTATTAATCATTTCAAATACATTTAACAAATTGGGTGGTGTATTTTGCTGGGAAAATATTTTGACTGCGTTCTTCTTTGTCAGTTTCGATGCGTTTGTATTTCCATGCAAATAAATGGGTGTATAAAACGAATCATGCTTTAACAGAATACACGTTCCTTTTGCCAAATCAAATGGTTTGGCCGAATATGAGTTGGATGGACACAACACTGCCACGTTATCTGTAATATCACTGTCGACAATTTCTATCAATGCAATGTTGATGCCATTTTTAAAAATGCCAGTGTCCGCCGATGTGATTATATCCCACACATATGTGTGGTCAATGAACGAGTCGTCATTTTCCATAAACGCAATAAAGTTTTGGTAAGACGCAATAGTATCTTTTAAAAAGCGATTCTTGGCCACATTTGACAAATCGTCAATGCTTTTATACAGCTCGGTCGTTTTATATTTCTCTACCGTGATGTCGTCGACAATGGTCTTTTTGGGTTGAAATATAGATACAAGAGCGCCGTTGTTCGATTTCACATAAACATCCAATGAAATATGGGATACAATTATTTTACGCATTTCACTGATAGACGGAACAGGGACATTGTTATTATACGTATACAAATCCGCAATGCATGCAATGAAAGATTGTTTATCCGAATATTCCACACCATATCGCAACAGGGGAGTTTCCGTCGTTTTTATCAATGCCGGGTTGTTTTTGTTTATAGAAGTCGAGTTATCGGTTCTCAAAAATAGTTCTACTGATAGTGGCAAAAATCCCCATCTAGATTTATCAATATGGACCTTGTCGACCCCCATTACATTTATACCGATGCGACCAGGTTTTGCAGGGACTACAACTGTTGCTACCGGCGCAGGTTTAACCTCGGTAGCTTTGTCATCGTGATCAACTTTGTCATCATCGCCACGTTGTTCAGCCTCACCATCTTGGTCATCTTCGCTTTCTTGGTCATCGTGACCTTGCACTTCATCCGGACCGGCTGGTTTCTCCGCCTTCTTTTTTCCGGCAGGTTCTTTTGGTTTTGGGTTTATCAGTTTATTGATAACATCTGTATTGCCGCGTAAATTCGCGTCCAATACACCGCATTCTTGTCTCCGCGTAATTTGTTGGGTTGTATTCATTTCTTTGAAACAGCACGGTAGACAATAATCTGGGTCTGGGTGTTTGTCATCTCCCAAAAATCCCGGTCTATGTCTACGATAATCACCATCTTCTTTATCATATTGGCTTTTGTCGGTATACTTATGTTGTCGTTCATCCGTAAATTCATATATATAATGACCTGGTTCCGGGTTTTTGATATCTTTTATAATTTTACCGCCACATTCTTCATTTGCAACCTGCGCATTCGTCATAGGCTTGTTTGTTTGCAAACACCAATATCTCGGGCAGATATACCAATATTGTTTATCTTTATCTGTTCCATATGGCATTGCGACTTTATATGCAGCTTCGTCCATCGTATCTAACTCTTCCTTTGTTAAAATAACAGGTTGTCTGCTACTTTGGCTTGGACAAGTGCGTGCGTAAGAATCAAACTTCCCCTCTTTTTTTGTGCGGAATAATGTCGGTTCTAGCTTCTTCATCTTATTGAAAAACATATTGGCTCCCCCAAAAAATGGGTCATCACCATCGTCGTCATCTTGAAAGAGTAGACCAGGTTTGTTCGGGGGCTTAGCCAATTGCTCTGGTTCATCGTCGTCGGCATATATGCCATCGCCAATTCCATCCTCTTCTTTATATTCTTCTTCTCCTTTTCCTGCGCCCGCACCATCTTCGTCATCGTCATCAAAAAATAACATACCTTCATCGCCGTCCCCGTCTTCATCCTGAACATCGGTAATCGGTTTTAATGCAAACGGTTGGATAGGCTGGGTTGTAGATGCAATTACATTTTCCTGCACGAAATCGTCTTCTATATTTTTCGTTTTTGCCATCATTTTCAGTAATTTGTCTTTACTTACAGTCGACTTATCACCGTGTTGCGTAACCCGCAAAAATACGTCCAAATACCGATGAATAACATCAATATACTGAATGGAATTAATTTCGGCAATTTCTATGATGATTTCAGGCGTAGCATATGCAGTCGACGTACGCATTAAACACGGAAATCCCGGATTCTCTGCAACATCAATCGATTTATTTACATAGTTCCCATTTATAATTATATGCTCGTTTAAATACTTGTTAATATGTTCGCGGGCCTCGTCATCGGTTAATATAAAATTCTCCATAATTGCCTTTTTAACTTGAGTAAGGTCATTCGTAGTCTTATATATTTGTGTAATAAGCGCATTCATTGCATTCATTTCTTTGTAGTTCTCCACATTCTTAAAACGTAGAATGGCACCCTTATTAATATCCGCTTCATATACGTGAAACATATTCGACAATATTGTTGTCAATTCAGTGGGTTTTATATTAAAATTACGAGTTATGCCACACGTATATTTCAAATTTATGTACTCGATTCGTTCGTCGTATACATCTTCAAACATGGATACTTTGTATCCAGACGCATCTAACACGTCGTTCATTTTAGTTAACAGCGGGTTAATTGTTTCAACGAGAACCCGCGTTAAATCCGCGGCGGTCATTGTGTGTGCACATGCGCCATTTACTACAATGTCTCCATTTGTGTTAATGTGGACAAACACGTGTTCTTCCGCATTTTTGTGCATATAATTCACAACAAAAGATAATTGTTTGGGTTTGCCGGTTACTTTGGAGTAGGACATGATTTGCGTTCGGGACAACTCTGGTATTTTTTTGCCATATTTGGTTCGTTTCACTGAATAGAGACGATATAGAGGTTCTCTTCTATAACCAGGATTGTATTTAATAAATGGTACATTTGCAGTCGCATGCATTTGTTTAAACACAATGTCCAGAGGAAATACGGTTGTAGAAACCGGATGTAAAATCAAATGAAAGTTCTCAATGCCTTGTTTCGAATAGGGCAATTCTCCCATGCGGCTGTTATATATATCGTAAAACGCATCCGTATTCTTGTATTTTTGAAAAAAAGCGGGTTTCATCATTTTGTCGGTGAGTTTCATCAATGCGGGCCGGGCTTGAATTAAATCGTCATTCGAATATATATCGCGTTTTGCCAACAATGGGTAATACAATTTCATAAAATAATCGGTTGCAATGGTCATGCGTTCTCCATATTTGAGAACATCATCGGCAAAACATAAATAAAGTGTATTATTTACTAAATTTCCATATGTTAATAATAAATGGTTCTCAAATAAGATGAGCGGATTCATCGCACCGGATTGGAAAACCAATGGGTTGGCTTGTGTTACATCGTACGGATTGGATGCAAATAGAAGTTCTCTTGATTTTGCGAAACGATGTCCAACCGGAATGGAAATTTCCATGTTGCGGATATATTTGGAGAGCCCATTTATAAATTCCACGTAGGTGTAAGATGGATTTTTCATTTCCGCAAAATATTTCAGTGTATCGGTGTCTACTATTTGAAGATTATTCAGCAATTGACCGATGACTGGTTTTGTTAATGGCACAGTGTCATTTTTCGTTACTTCCATATATAATTCATGCAAGTGCAATGTGATACGTTTTTTCGAGAACAAATACAATTCGCCGTAGGAAACAGAAGGTAATGCCAATTCGTGTAAAATCTTCATTTTTAGTACGTGAATGGAATCGTCTGGATGGAGTTGGAATGTAGACGGTTGAATTTCAATATTTTCGGCTTGATCACTTCGAAGTGTTTCAACCTCACTAAATATTGCACTGTCTTTCGCAATCGGTTTATCGCTACCTTGAAAAACAATCATTTTACGAATCGAATTTGCCTCATTTAGAATACAAACCTTGAATATATCATGTGTTGGGATAGGTTCTTTATATTGTATAATAGATTGAACCGAACTTTGTGTTTCCATATATACAGATGCGTATAAATTATATGTCTATTTTTACACATATAATTTTGTTTAGGTCCCAGTCCTTTCGTTTGCAATGACAATTGCATTTTGCAATTTCTCGCTCAAATACGTCCAGTTAGTATGCAGTACTGTGTGTATAAGTTTCGTTGGACGTTGAAACTGTATTTGATTCAGTCGAGATGCATATTTAGATGACATCCATTTTGCTACATATAGTAAGGATTCTACGTCTTTTTGGGCATTGTCCTTAATATTCTCACATGCGACGATCCATGTATAATTAGAAGACGCGTCATTTGTTAGAATCATATCGCAATACGATAAAAATACGTCGCGTGCAAAATGCATAAACACGACAGATAGGTCCGTAACAAAATGTATGGCACCATGATGTTCTCTTATTTTTTCAAACAAAAGAATTGCCCTTACATTAGAACCCCGGAGTCCTAGCTCCATATCCTTTAAAATACCCCCATATTTTATGCAAACTGTTATTTTTTAATAAAAACCCCACCCTAAAATATATATGTATAGTCTATACAAAATGATAAAACAAGTCGGCGTTGCGGCAATTACAATGTTAATGTTAGACGGGCTATATTTGAATACAATGGGCAATCTTTATGGAGAACAAGTCGCAAAAGTACAACGAACTGCATTGAACATAAAAATGTCGGGTGTGGTGGCATGTTATTTGTTTTTGATAGTCGGTCTGTATTATTTTATACTGAAGGAGAACCGGTCAGTATTTGATGCGTTTTTATTGGGCATAGTGATTTACGGTGTATATGACGCAACAACATATGCTGTGTTTAAGCATTGGTCACCGTTTCTCGCAATAACAGATACGTTATGGGGTGGTATTTTGTTGGCACTCACAACATCAGTCGTGTATTATCTAGCATAAGTGGGTCTATTATTTCATATTGTTCCAAACGTCAATATGAAAAACGTAAAATGTAAAAATCGTCGGTTAAGCATCATAATAAGGATTGTCGTGTATTTTCATACCACAATATTCGCGAGGTTCCTTCTTATAATCGACCGGATTATGTATGCCGGCCTCTTTTGCTTGTTCTAACATAAATTTGAAGTTCTCCCAAAATTCACTTTTATGACCAATAGATTTCGTCATAACGTGTGATATTTCATGTATGGCAACGAATGTGAGTGTGCTCTCATCAATTAGTCCCTCATTTTTCGTCTTTTCGCGGTTCAAACAAAACGCAATTTTCTCGCCCTTGTTCTCGCTGTATGCAGTAAATTTGCTGGTCGGCAATGTTTCCATCACTTTTTTTGGGTTAAACCCGCTGTGTAGTCGCTGCACGTTCTCCTTATCTGGGAATTTTTCATGTACATAATCAACTAAACGTTTGCATTTGTCGGTAACTCTGGCCAATAGGTCCGCAGCTTCTTGTATACGACTACGTTCGCGTACGCAGTACTCATTGCCGTCTACGGTTGATACGATGCATTTCAAATCAAATGCCCCGTAATTATCAATGTATATATATAAACATGCAACAAGGACGATACCTGTTGCCACGAATCCTAAAATATCATATTTGTCCATAATTATATAATATGAGCCTATTATCTTTTATGCCAATGAAATCAATGCTATATAATAAATAATCGTGTACAATTTATTATATTTTCGACGCTTGGGTAAACTATTTACTTGATGGGGCCAATTTCAAGGGGCACGCGAGCAAAGTCGGTTTCGATGGTGCTCTGGTTCCACGGGCCAACAGTTGCCTTTGTGATAATGGGGTCAGATCGCAACTGTAAGTTGGCGTTACGGAGGGTCTGGCCAATCGTGTCTAAACCAATGTGGTAACCAGCCTTCAATAAATCGGGCATAGTGGTATCTCCCTTATTGGCGGCATTGGGGTTCAACGCGGACCACTGACTGTTCTCGTCGGCAGGGAGGAGGTCGGCAGGGTTAGCAACCTCGCTTGTTGTGTATCCGTGACCAGACGCGGTGTTGCCAGAGCTGGGCTTCTCCTTCGGCTTGGATTCATCCGCCTTACCCTGGGGGGCAGGCGCGCTGCCGTCTTCCATCTTATCGACAACAGATGTCTTGCTGCTTGCATACTGGGAAAGTAACCAAACAAGCAATAAGAATACAACAATGATGACGACACGTTCGGTCGAGAAGAATTGTTTCACTCCCTTTAAAGCATGTTCAAATATTTTTCCAAACATTTCGTTTATATAATAACGGTTGATAAATTATTTATCTAAAAACTCATTTTTACCTAAACGTTTCCATGCGATAAGCCTAATACTTATAACAATTTAATTGCTTATATAAAAAGTGAGTTATTCTACAACAGAATCTTGTTCTAAATCACTTTCATCGCTGTCGGTCAAATCTTCCAACATGTATGTATTTTTTATGCGTTTTGCTTCTAAATAAGAAGAAAGTGCTAAATCTCGTGCAATCTTGGCCTTTCGGCAGGCTTCGCGATACATTTCATAATATACATCATTGCTTTTTTTAATAACCACGTTTTCCTGATCCGTTAAACTATCTAAATCAATAGTGAATTCCTCTAATCCCATATCTGTTTCTACATTGTAACTATCTGTATTGATTGTAATGTTTTCATTGACTGCGACCTCTCGAACCGGTTCTTGTACTGGCTTGGGTTCTTCGACATGAGACGTTTTGTCTAAATCTTTGACCGAACTTACCAGCTCGACCGGTGGAGATGCAATAATGTGGGCATCGGTCGCAACAAACATATCTGCTTGCGTTGCAATCGGCGATACGCGTTCAACTGATGTATCGTCAGCGACTGCGACCGTGCTACTTGCCACACTATGTTCTACAATCCCGGATGCTTCTGCTACACTAGGTACACTGGTTGCAGGCCGATATGGAGTCTTGATAATGCATTTTGTGAACAGTTCAACCGGTTTAACCGATAGCATTTGTTTCATTTCAATGTCGATTTGGAAACTGGTCGCAGTACATTTGATGCCCTTTATTTCTAAAATAGTAATAATATCCGTTTTATCGTCCACTGCATCGATCGATATCTCGCGACTATCTTCATCGTAAATCGTCAGTGCAGGCACACCTAAATTGGTTTGTACGTTTACGCGGACCATGTAATACTTGCCGGTCTTGTAAATTTTCATAGGCGATGTAAAGTAATTTTCGATTTCGGGCATTTCCATATTGCCTTCAAACCACTTGTCGCGGTTCGCAAATAAATGAGTATGACATGTTGCTTCTAAAGTTTCCATCCATCTTATGAACTCATCATTGTCGCTTGTAAATATCAAATCGGTGTAATAACGCTTACCGGTTTTCAAGAAGCCCTGTTTCGTTTTACATTTAGGCGGCTGAATGTATAATGGGGCGTTATTGACAGTGAACCGTATAAAGTAGCTACCACCGGGAGCAGTGACCGGCTTCGATAATTTTAAGGTTTCAAACGAGAAGTTATCTGTCGGCTCGTGTATATTGTCCATTACACTGAAATGTGTATAAACCTTTATTACAATTTATCTACAAATATATTGCTATATTTACACGAATTGCGTTCGTCCACGTTCAATGTATTCTTCATTAATGTAAGTGCTATGAAAAATATAAAAGACTCGTTTATTCATTTTTTTTACAATGAAGACACTCGTAAAGACATCAAAGAAATACTTACTCCATTGGGCGAGATTATTTACAATGAAGTATATGTATATTTGTGGGTGATTTGCTTTTATAGTATATTTTTATTTGTGCTCGTTTTAGCAAACCTGTATTTGTTGTTGAAAATATTGAGCTTTGTTCGAGACGTACGAATATATGTGAACGATTGAATTTATCCAACAAATAATATATGTGAATAGTATATAATGAGCAAATCGAGATCATCTAATCGTAAGCATAGCAACATACGTAAGCATAGCAAATCCACGCGAAAGCAAAATCGTCGCAGCAGGTCCGTTAGCAACAAGCATAGTAATTCTGCTGTATTAACTCGTCGCAATTGGATGAAGAAGCTACTATTTAAGGGCGGAAATGCATCGATACATGCCGAAAATGTTTTTGGTGGCATTGGTCAACAACAAGCGATGAGTGCGAATAATAACGCGATTCACCAGAACCCGCCGATGGCACATGCACCAGGACCAGCACAGCTCGACAAGGGTATGTAAACCATTGCAAAATCAAAATGCGAATATATCGACATAAAAATCTGTTATATAATATTATCATGAGTGACAATATTATCGAGCAAATTCAATCAAAACAAGAATTGATTGAAAAGGTGCAAAAATGGGTTACATTAGACAGTCAATTAAAGATAGTCAGCGAAAAAACAAAGCAAATGCGCGAAATGAAGTCACAATTAAACAGTCAAATATGCGATTACATGACTGCGCACAATATGGCCCAAAATAAAATTAATATTAGCGATGGAGAATTACGAATACACGAAAAAAAAGAGTATTCATCGATTACATTTGGGTATGTGGAACGATGTTTAGCGGAATTAATCAAAGATAAAGCGCAAGTCAATTATATTATGCAATACTTAAAAGACAATCGAGAAATATCGACATGTAGTGATATTAAGCGAACATACAAAAAAACGGAATAATGGGGGGGGTTTGTTCAAAAAATTATGTAACAATATAATAGTACGCCATGCAGTATATTGATTCATTTGCAAAGCAGGTTATATTTAATAACCAATTTGGCAGTCCTGTCGCCGGAATACCGTTAAGCACATGTGTGCAAAATGAAATGAGAACCGAACGCGCAATTACCGGAGGATCACTCCAAAATGATCCAATGCAACGGTTCGCGGATCTGGTAATCCCAGCTGGATTATATATGCATTCGTATGTTGACCCACCTCCAAGAATGTTTAAAAAAAACGCGTGTAAACCAATCAATCCTGAACTATTCGAAGAACTAATGAAAGACGTTACAAAACCGTTGAAATATAACAGCCGTCAAACCATGAAGCGAAAACATAACAAATAATGATGTTAGACCCCATTTATTGCATAACAAATATATTATTTTGTATAATAATATATTTTACGGGGAGATTTATGGGCGCTTACGACGAGAGCCATGTTTCGTCGCGGGTAAATATCTGGTTTTATGTTTCTTGGTGCGAGATTTACGTCTACCGCCTTTCGCCTTCACCACAACTGGTTTAAATAACTTCTTAAATTCGGCAATCACAAGGTCCTTTGTGATCATCTTGTTTTTGTCGGCTTCGCTAACATCATCGGCGTTCCATTCTGTTGGCATTTTGAGACCGTTCATTGGCATTACACCTTCTGGATACTTATCGTCTTTTATATAATTATCGATTTGCACGTTAAACAGTTTTAAATTTGTAATATACGCTTTAATCTCATCGCGAGTAATGCCAACGGCCATATCGACTATCAACCCATATTCACTATATACAAACAGTTCAAATAACAAATGAATATATTGAGGGATGATTAGTTGTGGAATCGCATTATCGGCAGGTGGGTTAGATAATCTATTTAATATAAAATCAAATGTTTTTAATTGACCTTTTATTAACAATACACATTTCTTCAAATGGGATTCGGTTGTGTTTTTTGCAAGGTCGGTTAAATGTTGCGACCCAACTTCAGCGATGTGTTTGGATGCAACTGCAAATACCGGCTGTATAATATGATCGTTAATATATTTATGCATATTCTTATCGCAGTGTAATTTGGATATTACTTCATCTTGATAAAAGTTCATAACATCAGTTGCTTTGGTCGATGTTATCAAAGATGTTACATTCGTTGCATCGATGATTTTATCTGGAATGGCACCGGCAGCACCAGTAGGAACAAGACCAGTACCAGTAGGAACAAGACCAGCAGCAGCGCCAGCCGGAACAAGACCACCAAGATCAGCAGGAACAATACCAGCACCAGTAGGAACAACACCAGTACCAAGACCAGCAGCCGGACCCGCAGAGCCGAATATGCCCCCTCCCATGATAATAAGCGCGCGGTCGTCCAACTTGCGACCTCCCCCCATTTCAATAGTTGGTGGTTTATATGCTAACATGTCAATCTTGTTATTATGATCGAAATATGACCGCAATAAATCGTCTGTATTTTTAACGACAGTCGGTTTAGATGATGTCTCTATCTTTGGCTTGCAATTTTGTATTTGTTGGTTTGTTATATACACACAAATCGCATCAATGAAGTCGGTTGCGCAACCGACTATTCTGGGTTTAAGTACATTTTCATACTCCTCGTTGACTTTGATAAGTTCAAGTTGGTTTCTAATAGTCTTTGTAAGAAGGCTTGCTACCCAAGTTGCCATTAATGCGTTTATATTATCGATACAAAAAAATTGATTACAATATATCAGTAATATAATTTATTAATGCAACAACCAAATCATATGAATTCACCCAAAAAATATAAATTAAAAGTCGTACAACCAGCGCCGCCTGTATATAATGAAATAAAACACTTAAATAATGTTAATCCAAATACAAAAACCAAAAAAAAGAAGACAGACATGTCATATCGAGAAAAGTCAAAGTTATGGGACATATTTGATTTAGACAAAGTGGATACTGCCCAGACCGATGCAGTTCCTACTGATAAACTAGAATGTGTATACACCACGCCTAAAGATAACGACTTATGTCTTGCATGTAACTCGCCGCTTATGATTATGGACGATGGATTCCCAACATGCACTAGTGATAAGTGTGGTATTATTTACAAGGATATTTTGGACTATTCTCCTGAATGGCGGTTTTACGGGGCAGACGATAAAAACGCAAATGACCCAACCCGATGCGGAAACCCAATCAATCCATTGCTAGTGCAATCATCGTTTGGCTGCAAAGTTTTATCGTCAAATACATCGTCATATGAAATGAAGAAAATCCGCAAATGGACCGAATGGCAATCGATGCCGCATAAGGAAAAATCATTATATGACGAATTCCAGTTCATTACGGTGATGGCGCAAAATTCAGGAATTCCCAAAATCTTTATTGACAATGCCATGACCATCCATAAAGATATATCAGAGCAAAAAATGTTTCGCGGTTTGAACCGCGACGGAATAAAAGCGGCCTCGATTTACATTTCATGCCGATTAAATGGATGCCCTCGTACATCACACGAGATTGCGCAAATATTTAACTTGGACAAGACGAGTGCGACGACGGGTTGTTCCATGGCGGTAAATATTCTGCATAATATCGAGCGCGATTTAGACCCGAGCAGCCAGACAGAGTTATGTGTGACGCTACCGAGTTCATTTATAGAGCGCTATTGTAGCCGATTGAGTTTTAATCCAGAGCAAACCATGTTAGCCAAATTCATTACAAAGAAGATTGAGCAGCAACACATGATTACTGATAACATACCACATGCAATTGCCGCCGGAATTATATTTTTCGTAGCGCATAATTGTAATAATAGTATCACAAAGCACGATATAAAAGTCATTTCCGGGGTTAGCGAGGTGACAATCAATAAGTGTTTCAAAAAACTAGAGACTTTTAAGGATACTCTCATTCCAGCGGTAATCCGCGAAAAGTACAAAGCTGTCGTATAAATACCAGATGTATTTAGTAAAACACACGTGTATAATTTACATTATACCAATAAATATTTTTTATATTTATTGGTTTATGAATCGCCCCCATTGCACAAACTTATCACATAATTTTGTATTATAGTGTTGAATTGTGGATATATTTTTACAGCACTAATATATAATACATGTACGACGAAAATATCAAATTAGATATTGAACCGGTTGATGAAGTTGTTGCACATATAGTTCCCAAGTGGGTTTTCATTGTGCCGTATAGAGACCGCGAACAACAAAAATCCTTTTTTCTTCGACAAATGCAACATGTATTAGAAGACATAAACAAGGATGACTATGCAATCTACTTTGCACATCAGTGTGATAAGCGCGATTTCAATCGTGGCGCAATGAAAAATATCGGGTTTCTCGCTATGAAACACAAATACCCGAATGATTACCAAAATATAACATTTATATTCAATGATGTAGATACAATGCCTTATACGAAAAATTTTTTGAGATACGATACAGCGCACGGGATTGTGAAGCATTTTTATGGATATAAATTCGCGTTGGGTGGAATTGTGTCCATAAAGGGAAGTGATTACGAAAAATCAAACGGGTTTCCTAATTTATGGGCATGGGGGTGGGAAGATAACATGTTCCAAGCACGTGTACTGTCTTGCGGGTTGCATATTGATCGCTCACAGTTCTATCCAATAATGGATAAAAATATTTTGCAAATGAAAGATGGATTAGAACGTGTAGTCAACCGGACAGAATTTGAGAGGTATAGAATGAATACAACCGACGGATTGCAAAAAATAAATGAACTTGTATATAATATCGATCAGGATAACAAGTTTATTAATATTACAAACTTCAAAGTAGAGGCTGTAAATAATCCGACAAACAACACAGTCCATGATTTACGAACAGGAAACACCGTTTTTGGAAGGCAACCCGCTAGAATGCAAATGTTTCTATGAATTGACCATTCTAACCCCACCAAATAATTTATACGTTAACCCGCATTCGTCGCGCGTTTCCCAAACGCCTGATATTTTTACACAATAGTCATTATAGTGATATAATTCAGTATAATTATTTTCCTTATATACTTTCATAAATCCAGACATCAACTGTTTTGATAATAATTGGACCTTTTTCAATGGTTTCTGTTGTGTTTGAATATAATTATCTAACATTTTATGTTCAATCTTGGTAAAATCCTTGATTAAATCGATATTATATTGCGAGTTTGGATGAAATTTTATCTGTGTTTTGTCGTCGACTATTTCATTTGTAACAACCTCAACTGGGAAATGTAAATATAGCCCGTTCATAGTCATATGTGGTGTAATATAACATAATTTTGTGAAATTTCCATCCATGATGGTATTGTTTTTTGTATCTAGCCAAGACACATAGTGGGTTATAAAATTGGATGCTGGTATATTAAGGTTCATATGACAACTACAATATATATGACAGATGTATTTATTAGGGTTTTTGCAAATAATAATTCTATAAGTATATAGTATATTTATGTCTGCTTTATTAAATCTAAATCCTATACCACTTATTCCATGGAAAGGGAGAACGTTTAACCAAATACATTCATCCATCCAAAAAAACGGAAATATACATACCGATAAACCCAATTTATTTTCGGCAAATCCATTAAAGATATATAGACGTGAGATTGCGAGTACCTCAACAAATGGATGTGCATCTAATTCATCATTGCGAATTGATATATTCAATCGCCCAAACGGAACAATTAATAATACCATTGCGACGACTGTAAAGGATTTAGTGAACACATTAGACAATACAACGCCAAATAATAAATGCGAAGACTATGGAAACTGCAGTGTGGTGTTATCACCTTCGGCGAATGCCCGAAATCGTGTGCGTAGTAGCGGAATGATTAAGCGAAAATTTAACGAAGGCAGAAACAATGACACATATTACACATCCTCATCGCAATATTTAAATAGTCGTAACCGTACATTTGCGCAAAACCAGTATAACTATATAAGACAAGGAAATTCCACGGCGAAACCTGGATCAAGTTTGTCTTCTGCTAACGTATATTCCCCCAATGGCTTGAATCATTGTTCAAAATATTTTATTGCACAAGATACATCGTTTAGTTATAATTGGGTAAACAAATATGATACAAGTAATCCACGTACGCTTATTGCAGACACAAACGTTTATTCCGTTGCGATTCCTTCTGGATACTATACGTTGGATGATTTGAACAGATTATTCAAACAAGCCATGTTCGCAAATTTACATTATTTTATAAAAAACCCAGCTGGCAATACTACCGAATACTATAACGATAATATTACGTATGCGTTAAATATTGCATATAACAACAACGCGAATGTAATTGAATTGCAATCATATCGAATTGATGCAGTTGCATTCCCATTGAGTAATTTTACAGTGCCAACTCCAGGTAGTGGTTTTGCAACGTGGGGCGTGCCGAGTACATCTGGATTATATCCCCAGTTTGTTATATCAAATAACATATTCCAATCTGCAGTGGGATTTAATGCGGCATCTTATCCATTTGCAAGCACAACATCTGCTGATTTATATAAGGTGTCTACATCTAGTTTTTCACCTGGCATTCAACCGTTATATGTGAAATTATACTATAAACCAAGCAATCCGCAGTTTGCTCAACAAGGTGGTGTCAATTCAAGTGACTTAATAACACGTAAAAGGTACAATTCAATCACGAATTCATCTGCTGCATATCGCACTGCGTTTGGCGGGGCGGTTGCAAATGCACTTGCATATGGTGTTCCATCCAATGGATATACAGTAAAAGATAAGCTTGGATACCCAATGAAGAAAACGCCCACATTTTCAAAATACACGGATGAAATGAAACAATGTTCTGTTACAAGTTTTGCAAATGCAATATAATAATCGACGAAACAATATGAATAATATGTCATATTGTTTGTATTATGGTAAAATATCTAGTTGGAATTCTATGTTCAAGTAATATTCGACTTCTTCATGAAGCAGTTAACAGTGTTATCAATCAAAAGAATTTCGATGATTATGAAATATATATTATAGTAAATACAAAAAATGAAGTATTTTACCAAGATGTTATGCGCGAATATAATTATCATACATATTCGAAGTTGAAGAAAATAGTAAGAACTGAATCAAATGGATATCCAGGAAAGGGACATAACTCGGTTTTATCCATATTTCATAAAGATAACCGATATGAAAACCTTGTTATGTTAGACGGGGATGATTTTTTATTCCCATATGCATTAGACCGGATAAATAATGTTAAAAATGCAAGACAATGTGATATTATAACTCTTTCTGGAAATACAAAGATAGTTCACGCATCGACTGCATACGATAAAACCAGCACCGACACGTCTCAATCCGAACACAGTTATAGCCTGGTTTGTAATTATGCCATTAAAGAGTCGAAAAATATAAAAAATATACACCCCGAGTATAATGACCTACTATTAACGCCTTTTCGTCTGCTATGCACAAATCGAAAAATATTGGATAAATATGAAAAATTATATGACGAGCGAATGTACCTATATGACGATTTTATGTATACGATTATACTGTATAAAGAAACGAAGAACGCCGAATTTATTATTACTCATTTATCTGACCCTTACATCTATTTATACAATGCTATTAATGAACAAAGCGCATCAATTAGATATGATCTCCGGATTCAAATACGAAATGACGAAATTGATGATAAATATAAGCGCGAGTTAATAAAACAGCATGTTGAAAAATATGATATCACTGAATTAATTATTATTCCATATGATACGATTACGAGAGATACAATTAACATAGATGAAATGCATGACTATCATAAAAAAATGGTATATAAATTGCATACGTTAGTTGTACCACAACTACCTCCCAAAAAAATATTGTTTGTAGATTATAACGATTGGACTTATAACACGATTAATGAGCGATCGCTTGGCGGAACGGAATCCGCTATATATAATCTGTCAAAAATCCTAGCTAATAAATATTCAGTATACGTTATGACCGGGTCTATGACATCATTATTTGTCCCCCCCAATTTACAATACATACCTCTTAGTGAAGAATTAATAATGATGATTCGACCGGATATTATTGTGTTTCAAGGAAAATGTCCTCTTCCTCGAACATTTTTTACAAATATAAATCCAAATATTCTGTTATGGAATTGGATCCATCATGATATTTCGGTTGCATTTATTACAGATGAAGTTGTTAATTATCCATTTGATAAATATATTTTTGTAAGCAACTGGCAAAAAAATCGATTTATTCAACGGTTTAAATTGCAACATAATAAGTGCGTTACGCTTCCAAACGGTATTTCACCGATTATTCAATTAGATCAATTGCAAAATCTTTCGAAAGAAAAAACATTGGTATATTTTAGCACTCCATATAGAGGGTTAGCTGTTGCTTATCAATTATTTCAAGTAATTAAAAAATATATTCCTGATATTAAATTCAAAGTATTCTCATGTTTTGGACGTGAAATTGCCAAAACTAAAACCGAGTATCTGCCTATCACTAATATAAATGATAAATGTGATAGCGATTTTGACCGTTACTATGGATCATTATATGAATTATTAATTCAAGACCCAAACATTGAATTCTATGGATCGGTTCCACAAAAGGTCTTATTTGACCATGTAAAAACTGCAATGGTATTATTTTACCCAAATACATATGCAGAAACGTGCTGCACTTCGATATTAGAAGCAATGGCGCATAGATGTAATGTAATTTCATCAGAGTTGGGCGCTATACCAGAAACTTCGAATGGATTCGCAAATTTATATAATCCCAATATTGATGTGCTTCATGATAAATATTCAACCGATTATTGTTTAACGCACCCCATTCAACCCGATCAAATGGCGGAGAGTTATCATCGTCAATTTGTAGAAAAGACGATTGAAATAGTAACTAATTATTACAGTGATTATAACCAAGAATTATTATCTAACCAACAAGCATATGTTTCCAATTGCACATGGGAAAAACGTGGAGAAATATTCACACGTTTTGTTCCAGAATACTAGTACATTCATTGCACTGTATTGCAGAGCATTGTGAATAAATATGATTATGTATAACGATTGATGTATTCACCATTGAATATATCAATATTTGACTTGATGCCGGGTTTTATGACATTTGTAAAAATACATTTGGATTCGTTGTTATTATATTGTAAGGTAACTCGTGTTTTACACACCACTGCATGCATTTTTGAATATTCATTTTAATTAAAATGTCAACTTTGTCTTGGTTATGCTTGTTATCAATTAACAATATGGTGTAATGGATATTTTCGATTTGCTGCTGGCCCAATATGGCGTTGTATTCTTCCAATTTCGATACAAAACATAGCGGCAATGGAATGTTTAAAAACCGATGCACATACATATTGTTTACGAGACCGGGTGGCGCTATCATTTTCTCAAACGCCTTCTGTATAAATGGGAAAAACTTTTCACATGTTGGTAATAAAAAATTCTTGCATACTATATATTTTTCCGAATTAGCATACCGACTAGTGTTTGGCTTTGTTATATATACTTTATCGTAAAATGAGGTTAATATACACAATATGTCCATGGTATGCTGCATAAAACAATCGAATACCTTCAACACAAATGTTCCCCCCTTTTTTTGCATGGTTACTGCATAGCAAACTTGCGCAAACAATAATTGCGCAATGGATACTTCCTGACTATTGAAATCGAACGAGAAATCGAAACCGCCATCCGCTGTAATAAAATCGATAGATGATTTATACGCGTCCTTACAACCGAGTAGGTTTTTCACAGATAAAATATTGCCGGTGCCGTCTAGTCCTCGTTCAATATAAACATTCGGGTTCTGCTTTAAAAATGTGTTCGTTTTTTTCCATCCTGGTATATTTGGGTCATTATATTCGTCAATTAGCGTCATGCCAATGTAAATGTCACTCTTATTTTTACGTAATGCAGAAATTGCTTCAATAAACCCACCCGGCCCTTCTGCCAAATGAAATGTGTTGATCGGCTGGGAACTTGTTGCCAATTGAAATGTTTGTAAAATTTCTATCATTTTAAAAAACGAACGAGACAATGGCTTCGCCTTTGCAACACTTAACTTTTTATAAGGTACGGTTGAATGAACATATTCGTATGGATTTGTATATTTTTTAAATATATCCCAATCTTTCTCCCTATAATCGATTTTCTGTTTAATTTCAGATAAATACGTGGATAAAGAGTTCGATATTGCCGCAGTCGGTGGGGTATCACATTCGATATAATCAATATATTTATGTATTAAAAAAGGGTTCTTGGGCAATAAATAATAGGACATGTTTTTGATAATATAAATATTGTAAAACATTTATATTGTTTGTGGTTATGCATGAATATGTCTATTCTTTTTATGTGTACAATCGCGCCTTACTTCTTACCGATTATTTTTAGTTTTGGTTTTTTATCGGGTTGCTGCGGGTTTGCATCGCTAGCCGATTCTTCTTGTACCGGTGTAAAGTTAGTTAACAATATCTTTTTTTGTGTTTTTTTAATAACCATCTTTTGTTCAGTGGCCGGTTTCTCGGTGGCAACATTGGCCTGTTGCTCGCTCTCAACTTGGTCGCGCTGTTCCATTTTTTGCATATTTTCTTCCCCGTTTATTTCGACAATTTCTTTCTGCTTTGTAATCACCTCGCCCATCTTTTTGGCGTCTACATTGCGTATTTTCTTAAATACAAAATACCGGTTCATGAAGGATATTTGTTTTTCCTCCGGCGACATATACATCGCATCTTTGTAGTCCGCTTTCGTATTGGGTCGCATTTTGGTTTCTTTGCTCATTTGTGCAAACAACTCGCCAAATAGCCCACTACTGTCCGGAAGATTCATATTTATGGCCTCGTCTTTTGATATTAACACAAAACCATAATCTTCCATCAACTGAATGAAATATTTAAAATTCACCAAATATTCGCGAAATACCTTATTGATACTTTCTTGAAACACATCAATCGCATATCCCAAACTCAAATCATCTTCGGGAAATCCGGTCTGGTCATACATGCGGGTCAACTCGAATATCTTACGCTCACCCTTGAATATGCTAAGGCTTTCTTCTTTTCGCTTATTTCGAAGTAAATCGAATACTGTTTGTCCATCATAACATGTGCCGATGAAATATCCTTGCAATCGCGTACATTCGGTTAAGTTACGCAGGAAATGATGAAGTGTGGTACTATTTTCAAAGAAGTAATGCATTGCGAATTGACATGAACTGATGTGAAATCCGGGTTCCGCTACACCATAATTACGATAGACTCCTTTTCCTAACATGGTCGCGTCTTTCGCACCTGCGCCAAACACAGCATTTGTGATTTGTTTGTCTTTTTCCGTATACAGTGCAGTTCCAGAACGAATGTTTACACCACTATTACCATGTACAAAGAGAGCAGCTGGCATATTTGTATATTTCTTTTTTGCTTTTAAATATCTAGCGCACGCGCCGTCCAGCTGATTATGTATGTTATCCTTTGCAATATCAATTCCAAACACGAATTTTAATTTCGCATAAATCCATTTCGACAAATCTCCTGCTTTTCCAACCGCATAATCGATAAGTGTATCGTCGCGGTTTGACACCGACGATATCAACTTCGACTTTACGTACAAATTATGAAAGTTTCGCAGCGCCTGTGTAGTCGTTTCGTCCGTTGTTTTGCTATAATAAACCTCGTCCACGCGCTCAGGGATATTTTGTCCGGTACTGATCATTTCTTCGGTGATGGGATTATGTATGGAATGCCAATTGTTATTTGCAACATGATACGCGTTTCCGTAATTTTTCTTTATTCCCGATAATAATTCGGCGGTTTTATCGTAACGAACACGCAAAGGAACCCAACGCCACCCGTCTTGATTTGTAATGACATACTTGAATTCAACTATCATATTTTCTTCGAAATACTCGCCTTCTTCAGTTTGCATCAAGAACCGTCCGTCTACATCTTGTAACATCATATTACACAAGTGCGCATTTTTATCGTATGGGTCGGTTGGGTAAAACGGAACGGGTTTATACTCATTTTCGTCATCGACTGCACCATCTGTTTTCACATCACTGTCATCCAACATTGTTTGACACGGATTTAAGAACCCGTGCATGCGCTCACTGAACCCACATCTTAATACCAATGTTTTGAATTGAGATACAGATTGAACACCCTGTAAATTCTTTCCGTCTTGAAAAATATGACTTATTTCGTCTTTTCCCATTTTGTTCTTTTTAATAGTCACCAAGAAATCGATTGTATTGTATTCCGCTGGCTTCCATTTAAACGAATGGTCCCATGTAGATTTCGTCTTAGGCCCCGGCTTTCCGCCAACGGATGAACCGCCAACCGCGAACTTGGCCGGTGTGAAAATCAACCCATCCGTATTATATTCAAAAATGCCATCGCGTGTATTCGACAATATTTTCGAACAACCATCAAATATGGTGTTTTTCTCCGTATCATAATAGAATGCTTTGCAGTGCACACGGAAATCGCATGGGTTACTATTCTTGCACGGCTTCACTTCACCAGAGCCCGGATCGTCCAATATTGAAACAGGATTCAATAAATCTACAAATTTATGTAACAATGGTAATCTGGCTTCTAGTTCTTTCTTTTCTTCTGTTGCTACCGGTAAGAACGGATACTCCCGAACCGATTTTTCATGGATATAATATACATCGAATGCCGCATACAAATTAATAAATTTCCCGTGTTTATCGTATTTGATATGTTCACCATCCAGCAAACTATTGAACAATGTTTTTTCGGTGGTCTTTGTTCCGGTAAACATGACGTTCATATTCGTGTCGATCAAATATATACGTCCATCGCCGTGAATATACAACAACGTTCTGTCGCCATCCGCCTTATCCGTGACTGTATAATTGTTGCGAATGTTGGGTGTAAGCATATTTGAGTTGGTATTATCAACCACATTTTCTAACTGCAGCGTGAACGAACCGGGGCCAATAAAATTTGACGACGTGATTCGCCGTTTATTGTCGGTGGGATTTGCCGGGTCAGCAGGTCCATGCAACAAATGCATATAAGACTGTAATATCCCATCGCGGTCCTTGTATGAAATCGGGAATTTTGTACCCTGTATTCCACTTAACACAATGCGAATGCATTTTCGTAGCGCGACCATTAATTTTGGCATTGTATTAAAATCACTACCAGGACCAACTCGGTAGTTGTCTACTTCCAACTCAATCTCGTAATGTTCTACACCAGTAAACACCTCGGCTTCTTGTATCGTATATTGGGGGATTTCCACTTTGTTCATTTTCTTCGACGATTTCACAATGGTCAAATCCGCAAAAATCGGTAAATCGGGGTGACGAAACCGGACACGGTTCATCGAACGAAATATTTTCATGGAATCGTTCCATTTGTCAATGATTTTTCGGCTGTTTTGCGACTGAACATGAAAATCTTGTTCGGTTTGATACGAAACGCGGAAATTAAAATCCTCTACATCGAACTTGTATATCATTTCGCCGGATTTGGTAGTAGCCGTCATTTTTTGTGTGAACTTTATTTTATTGAAAATCGTAGATGGCATATCAATCAATCGCTGCATACTATTTGTGCGACAATATTCCTGGATCAAATCTAGACCAATGATTTCGGCGCGCATATTGGATATTTTTTTTTCACCCGTTCGAGGATCTGTATATTCGTTTTGTATGCGTAACATATGGGTTCCATCATCCGTGTCCGGGGTAAATCCACAAGCATATAGTTGTTTGACCACATTGTCATAGTCGATTTTCGAAACAGGCTTTGAAATTCGCGGGTTCGTGCCAAATCGTAGTTCCAACTCACTAGTCTTGCCAGCATTCGGTACGAGCGGATTACTTTCTAAATAGTGTTGAACTATGCGCTCAATACCGGTCTTTTGTTCCGCTTGCGTCTTTGCTTGCCTATGTTGTGGTTTATCCATTTTTTTCACAGGTTCCCTGGACATAATAATATATTTGTATATAAATAGGAGATATATTATTATTTCAATTTTCCAGTCAATCAATAATTTGTTATTTTTTAAGAATAAAATAATAAATTTGTTTTTGGTTGCAATATATCGCTAATATAGCTATATCGTTATGTTATACTTTGCAGCATATTCTCCAACAATCTCATGCAGTTCATTTTTCTTATATTTTTCATGGTCATTGTATATACCGAACAGTTTTGCATACTGAATCAGTTCGTCTACTTTATAGGAACCAATTGACTTGAGTGGTTTTTCGTTGTTTTCAATTAAAAAACTGCTATTACGAATGCGGGCAAGTTCATCGACGGATGCATGTTCCGGACAAATACTATAATGATTTTTTTCATTTTTATAGATAACATATGTATCGACCAGATGTGTATCTGTAGGTAGTGCATCTGTAGTAAACTCCATTCGCATATTGTTGGTGGAATTCATAATGATAATGTTAATATTATAATACACCGTGATCGCAATAACACATAGCATGTTTGTTTTATACGGGGCCGTCATAAAATCTGACAAAATTTCTTGAATGTTTGCTTTGGTCACTTTGTGGTTGGATTGTTTCAGTTTGGATGGGCAATCGGTTATTTGTTTGGACAGTTTTTGTTTCCACTCGAGCTCGAGCATATTATGTTTATTGTGAAGCATTAAATATTCGTCGTATTTGTGAATTGCAATATAAATACACCAAAACAACGAGTCTACCTGGGCCGGAGTAAGTGTGCTTATTTTATTATCACATGGTTCTTCGACAACTGGTTTGCATTCTGGTACATCGCCTCCAGTCGACACTTGCGATTCAAGTGACTTCTTTTGCGCAATTGATTTATTATTTATGGTTAGCATATATGGGTTTAGTAATGACATGATATCTGTAATAGATTCGCCCGCTACTGTTGTAGCTGCCATTGGTAAAAATAGCTTACGTTGAATTATATCGGTCATTATCTGCCGGCTTCGCTATATGATAGTGTGATGTTATCTTTATCTTCTTTATCATTAAACAATGCAGTCTTGAATTCCGCCTTTTGATATTCGGTCAATGTCAGCGTTTCTTCTTGTTCGTTTGTGTATGCAACATATTTTTGTAACTCGGCAATCACATCATCGTTTATATATGTTAGATTAACATACACCCCGCTCTTGTTTTCGTTCAATTTACATAGATGTTTGGATAAAATGCGCAAAATTTCGATTTGGTGATGTTTATTCATTTTTTCGATGGAGGTTTTCAGCCCCTCTAGCAATTCAGTCTTGTCCATTCTTTACGTAATTTAATATATTGGGTTTATATAGATTCCAATAATACTTAATAGGATGGATAATAACATGGAGTATACATCAGTCAACGGCACGTTTACATATACGATCACAAATAATTCGTCTTATGTTTTTGAACCGGTTGATTATGTAATTATAAAGAGCGCATTTGATAGGTGGGATAATATAATGACATTAGACGCCCGGCTAGGGCCGGGATATACAATTACAGTCAGTTATACTGTAGATGTACTCGAAGCAGGCATGTTAGGAGGGGCGAGTATTCAAACCATTGTTTATATTGGCAGTCAAACGTATGGAAATGTATTTCCTTTAACTGCAGATCTAACTATGAATTCTTCTTATTTATACGGAATGAAAAATGATGTCCGCAGCGACGGAAAAACCAGTTATTATTATGTTTTATTACATGAAATTGGACATATTTTAGGAATTGGTAGTTTGTGGGGTTATGCCGGAACTCCGAAAGTGAATTATATAGATAATGGCATAACGAAATCTTATTATACTGGGGCAAATGCATTACGCGAGTATAAGGCATATTTTTCTGACATGGGAAGCAGTTCCTTCATTGGCATACCGATTGAAGATAATGGGGGAGGGGGAACGGCCGGGGTTCATCCCGAGGAAGGACCCGAAGGCGGCGTTTCTGCGGATAATCGATATATTAATGGAATTTTTCATCCTGGATTAGATACGGAACTGATGAGTGGATGGCTAGATAGTTCACCGGTATCGACCCCATTAAGTCGAGTTACTCTTGGATTTTTAGAAGATATGGGTTATATTGTCAATTATAATCTCGCGGATGTATATAGAATGTCCTGGCCTGCAACAACTGATGCGAACAATTTAGACAAAGCTTATATTCAAGGATTTTTAGATGTAAGCGGTTCTACTACGATTCGAGGTACCACGAATATTAACGGTCGGGTATTTGTATACGATGATGTATCTATTAACGGTTTTTTACGTGCAAAATACCCAAATGAAAGCATTCCCCCGTCCGCAATTCAAGGCGGTGTCGGTAGCAATACATTTGCGGGGGATGTTTTCATGGATTCAAAGATGACGGTGACTGGTGATGTATCCATGAACCAAAAATTAAGTGTAGGCGGTGACGTATCTATGAATTCAAAAATGTATGTTGCTGGCGCGGCTACACTTGCAACTACATTAAATGTGAATGGCATTACTATTAGTAGGGGGGGCGGCAATATGGAAACCAACACTGCGTTTGGTTCCTCGGCGCTAATTGTCAACACTACAGGTCAATACAACAGTGCATTCGGTAGCGATACGCTAATTGCTAACACATCGGGCGGTTCGAATACTGCGTTTGGTCAACTTGCACTATCGTCTAACGAAACTGGTAATTGGAACAGTGCATTTGGTGTTAGATCGTTAAATGCTAATACAACGGGGACTCGAAATTCCGGATATGGTTATGACTCAGGAAAAACTAACACTATCGGTGAATACAATTCGTTTTTAGGATTTCAAGCCGATTCAACCCTCGAAAATTTTTCGTATTCTACCGCAATCGGCGCAATGGCAAAAATAACCGCTAGCAATCAAATCGTACTTGGAACTGCGACGGAAACTGTTTCGGTTCTTGGTAAAACCGAACTTCGAGGTGATATATCCATGGGTTCCACGGGTTCTCGCATCGATATTTGCGGTAATCTATATGCAGTGTATCCATTGAATTCAATTCCACAATCCGCCATTATAGGTGGTGTCGGTAGCAATATTTTTACAGCTGATGTATCCATGAATCAAAAGTTAATTGTAGGCGGAGACGTATCCATGAATGCAAAATTAACTGTAGTAGGAGATGTATCCATGGGTACAAAATTAACTGTGAATGGCATAACTATTGGTAAGGGGGCGAGTACCGGCGTCGACAACACTGTAGTTGGGCGCGATGCATTGAGTGCTACCAGTAGCAGCGCACAGAACAGTGCCTTTGGTGTGAGTGCGCTAAAAAATAACACGGCTTCTGGCTTCGGTAACAACAGTGCTTTTGGGTTCGATGCTCTAAAAACTAACACTACTGGTTCAAACAACACTGCTTTGGGATCTTCTACATTGCCACTTAACACTACTGGCTCAGTTAACACTGCCGGTGGTAGCTATGCGCTATATAATAACACGGATGGATCCAATAACACCGCGTTTGGTCAAAATTCGCTATTCGCTAATAATAGCGGCGCTGGAAACAGTGCATTGGGAAATGAAGCTGGAAAAAATAACACTACCGGCAAATCCAATACATTTTTAGGATATCAAGCCGATTCAACCGCCGGAAATTTTTCGAATTCTACTGCAATCGGCGCACTTGCAAAAATAACAGCTTCTAATCAAATCGTTCTGGGAACTGCAGCAGAAACCGTTTTGGTTCTTGGTAAAACTGCGCTTCGTGGTGATATATCCATGGGTTTAACGGGTTCCCGCATCGATATTTGCGGCAATCTATATGCACAGTATCCATTGAATTCAATTCCACAATCCGCCATTATAGGTGGTGTCGGTAGCAATAATTTTACAGCTGATGTATCCATGAACCAAAAGTTAATTGTAGGCGGAGACGTATCCATGAATGCAAAATTAACTGTAGTAGGAGATGTATCCATGGGTACAAAATTAACTGTGAATGGCATAACTATTGGTAAGGGGGGTAGCAATGTAGCAAGCAATAGTGCATTTGGTTCGCAGTCGCTAAACAATAACGGTTCCGGTGCAACCAATAATAGTGCGTTTGGTAATCTTGCGCAACTTAATACCACCACTGGCAGCAACAACAGCGCATTTGGCGCCGCGTCGTTGCAAGCTAACAATGTCGGTTTCGGCAACAGTGCATTTGGCAACAGCGCGCTACAAGAAAACATTGGTGGCAATAACAACACTGCATTTGGACAAGGCGCTGGAAAAAATAACACTGCCGGCAGTAACAACACTGCAATTGGACAAAATGCAGGAAACACTAACACCGGCAGCAATAATACATTTTTAGGATACAATACATCTAATAACCCAATTACGGTATCAACTTCTACCGCTATCGGTTCGGGTGCTGTAATAACAGCTTCTAATCAAATCGTTCTGGGAACTGCAGGAGAAACCGTTTTGGTTCTTGGTAAAACCGCACTTCGAGGTGATATATCCATGGGTTTAACGGGTTCTCGCATCGATATTTGCGGCAATCTATATGCACAGTATCCGTTGAATTCAATTCCACAATCCGCCATTATAGGTGGTGTCGGTAGCAATAATTTTACAGCTGATGTATCCATGAATCAAAAACTATCAGTTGGCGGTGATGTTTCCATGAATTCCAAATTATATGTGAAAGGACAGACTATTTTAGACGGTGCAACAAGTAGCACTGATGATATTAGTGTGTATGGAGTAACTATTGGCAGAGGAGCTGGAAGACGAAAGAACCTTCTATTTGGCACTAACCCATCTACCAATGTTAATTTAGGAGATGAAAACATTTTAATTGGTGACAGCGTACTACTTAATTCTATTACTTCTAATCAAATTATTGCAATCGGCAATAATGCCGGAACCAATCAGATGATCGGAGAACGTAATATATTTTTAGGTTATAGTACAGGTGGTGATGGTAGTATCCGCAATAACTCTACTGCTATCGGTGCATATGCACAGATAACTGCATCTAATCAAATCGTTCTGGGAACTGCAGGAGAAACCGTTTTGGTTCTTGGTAAAACCGCACTTCGAGGTGATATATCCATGGGTTTAACGGGTACCCGGGTCGATATTTGCGGCAATCTATATGCACAGTATCCTAACAACTCAATTCCGCAAGCGGCTATTATAGGCGGCGTCGGTAGCAATATTTTTACAGCTGATGTATCTATGAACCAAAAGTTAATTGTAGGCGGAGATGTATCCATGAATACGAAGTTAAGTGTAGTCGGAGATGTATCTATGAACCAAAAATTAAGTGTAGGTGGAGCAGTTACAGTTGGCAGTCTATACTCCAACGGCGCAGTTACATCAAGTACTCTATACGCCAACGGTGCAATTACAACAGCCAGTTCAGTTTATGCTACGGGTGAAATTAGAACGCCCAGCTCACTTTACGCTGGTGGTCTAACCGCTGCCGGCGCTAGCACAATGGGAAGTATATACACTACCGGAGCAGTTTCCATAAATACCGCACTCATGGTCGGGAACGATGCCTCCATGAACGCAAAACTATCTATTGGAGGCGACGTGTCCATGAACTCCCGGCTTTATATTAGTGGTCCTATTCGACAATGGTAAAATCCAAATACAATAAAAAATTATTTACAATAATACATGCAAATAATTTTCTAATCAAAAACCCTAACTTTTAATCTTCTAATATATTCAACGCTGGTTTCTTCGCCCCACGATCCCGAACGGGTCCGGTAACGGTCTGTTTTTTTTCAAGCAACTTTGCAATAACGCAAATATACGGATCATTTAACTCGAACCGTACACCAATAACATTTGCCACCAATTTATCATTTTCAACTACGTTTGCGAAATTTTTATCCGTAAAATGGTGGTCGCGAGCAATAAACACGGTCACTGGAACACTTCCGTCTTCGTCTACCACCTCCGCATGAATCCCCGCCTTCGTAATGGTTTTCGTTGTGCATTCAACCAACATCCCTTCAACCGGATGGCAAACCATGCATTCAAACATTACCTGAAATTCCACACGGTGTCCACGAACCGACCCACTCGAATAATTTATAATGCGCACTGAATTTGGTTTTACAATCCCTTCGGCAATGCATTTCCCGGTAACCCGATACGAAATATCTCGTTCCAGGTTCTGCTTCACCGTTTTACCCACTTCGGTAATCGATAACATCACCTTTTGGGTTAAAATCGCCGGACTAAATACCCCATATATTTTCTTATTGTCGGCTTGTTTATTCATACTACTATATCGATACAAAATATATTTCTATGTTATTTGTAGAAATATATTTTCAATTTTCCAACGACACTTATATGTATTATATTTTTGGTAAATCATTCGCCAATGTTTCTTCTACATCCAAGAACCATTTTTGATTTCCAGAATTCGGGCTATCATTAAAATACCGCATAATGACTTCCATCATAACACACAGTCCTATTCGCATTATATTTTTCGCGTTCGTATTTACATCGTATTTAATCATTCCGTCTTTATTTTGGCCACTGAAATACGGATTTTTGGCTAAAACCTTATTGTTCATGAACTTGACGATTTCGCTTTTTCCCATGACACTACATTTGAATCCTTTATTTAAATAGGCATGTTTACCTGCGACCGGCTGCTTCACAATTTCCTTCATTTTAAATGTCATTTCATTCTTCTTAAACAAATGCATAAACCCGACAAACGACTGCAATTGTGACTGCTCAATGTGATATTTTTTGCGCAATTCGTCCTTGTATTTTCGAACTGTAGCAGCGGGTGCATTTTTCCACTGTCGCGTCTCCAACACCTGAATGTACAACTCGATATGATTGTTTCCACCCAGTGCAATGCATTTATCGGTACCTTGGCTGAACATTTTTTCATCGAAATATAACTTTATGCTAGATTCGTGTATATACGTAGGTACATATGTGTCTGCCTTATACAAATGATATAACATGATTAATTTATGCTCAATCAATTGCATATCCATCCAATGAAACACGGTGTATTTATCAATCACATCGCCAGGTATATTTATATTGTTCTCCAATTCGTCATAAACATAGCCCATATGTTTGTACCAATCACTTTCAGCGGTCGGCAACACCTCCCGCTTTGCGTGCTTCACTTTTGCATTATCAATTTCCATGAAAGCATATTTTAGTTCATTCACCAATGAATCATATGATTTTTCTATTTTACCAAAGTTGGGTATATCAGGTTTATCAACTTCGAGAACCGGCGCGGGCGGTTTGCGCGCCCCCTCCTTTTCCAACGGCAATTCCATGTACATTTCATTCGGCTTATAGTCAACGGGTGCAGTTCTATCAAACACCGACGACTGTTCGTCTGTAATTTCGAGTGGCTGAAATCCGTAATAGTCGCCCGCGTTAACTAAATAGCCACTACGGCCATATTTATCCACAATATAATTGTACGGGTTCTCGGTGAACATGGACAATACATAGTCGATTTGTTCAAGTGGATAAGTCCGCATAATTTGTATAGAAGCTAACAACTGCGTTCTGCTATAAAACGGCTGTTCCCTGAAAACATCGCGAATTCGTTTTGCAATGGCATTGTAATTCATCTTGACGTAATGTTCACTATATGTATTATTGTTAATATCTTCAGGATTAACAATGGTAGTTGGAGAACATACAAAATCACAATTCATATAATCACAAATACCACTACCTTCTCTGTCGCCGATTTTATATTCGATTTCTTGATTACTAGATAGCTTCAACTTAATGTTTTGGTTCTCCGCTAGCGCATTTAATTTGTCGAGGGTAAATGATGTTTGCCCGATGTTCAAAATGCAATCAACCGATATTTCCTTTAATATTCGTGTTATTGTACCAATCTGTATTGCTTTCTTTTCTGCATAACGATACACATATAAATCGGCGGGTTCCGCATCACCATCAGGCGCAGTCGCATGTAAATAAATCTCTACATTTCGTTCTTCAAATGGTAACATACAATGACTCAAGTTTCGCACTCCTCTTCCAATAATCTGTTCGACTCGATTCATATTGTACCACGGCTCGAGAACATGCAACTGTCGAATATTTTTGAAGTCGAGACCTTCCGCGGCAGCTTTTGTGATTAAAACGACACGGACTTGTTCTCCGTTCTTGTTTCCAGGACCAGTTACGTGTTTTAAATCGGCCAAATTATTCGGCGAGAACGACTTGTCTCCCGTAATCATAACGTATTTTGCTGGGTGAAACGTTGCTTTATCTTCAGTTTCGTCCAATGTTTTAAATGTAGTTGCATCGACTTGTGCGGTGGGCGCAGTTTCGAATAAAGATTTGGTGTGACTGGCAAAACCGTAACGAGTGAATCCCATTTCTTCTAATGCGAGCGCAATGGGTACCACTCCGCCGTCTATAAACTGCGAATAAACCATGACAATGCCGGTTGATTGGTTGATACTGTTACATATGCTTGCTATTTTACCACTGTATTTTTGAATGTTATCTGGATGAAATATTTTGCCATATTTTGACATAATTTCGGGGTTATATTTGAAATTGTGGCGAAGTTCAAATGGGGTTCTCGTTTGTTCGTATGACATTATAGTTGACAAGCCCTCTTTACCAATCATGCTGTTTATAATTTCGGCGTGTTGTGCCAACGTTTCTTCGTCGACGGTTTCGACTGCTGATTCGGCCGATGATTCATCTGCGGATTCAGCTTCGCCCTCACTCGATTCGTCTTCATCTTCTGCCTCAATTGATTCGTCCTCATCATCGTCTTCATCTTCTGCCTCAATTGATTCGTCGTCAACCTCATCTGGCACAACAGTAACTGGTATAGTTGTCGGTGTATTATTTTCGCCATTTCCTCCCAAAAACTCCTTCGCTGCCTGCGATTCTACAAGGTTTAATTCTTCTACTTGTTCCGCATTTTCAGGTGATTCTTCGGTCAGTTCTTCGGTCGGTTCTTCTACAGATTCCGTATTTTCAGGCGATTCTTCGACTTTTTCGTCGGCTTCACCGACCGAGTTCTCCATTTCGCCCACAACTGCATCAAACGCTGGCGACGGATAAATGATGTTAAGCGACTGCAACGGTTCTCTTAATTGTGTATATCCAAATGATTCCATATTTTCGAATGACGGCATTTCTCGTTCTTTACCATAAATATCCGTAGTAGAAAAAGAAGTATGCAACAAATGCTCAATGATAAAATTATACGCGGACTTCTGGTATTCTCCAAACGGGTCCATGTACAATGGCGTTTTACTGGGTTTATCTGCAGGTTCTATCGTCTTGTTATTCATTTGCGTGGACGGATAACTATCGAGCTGTATTTGTCTACCTGGCGCGAAATCCACCGGATAAATACGATACGGAAACGTATATGGATTTTCTCCGCGAATATACGAAACATACCCGGTTAATTTGCGGCGAAGCAATTCTTGCCCATCTTCGAGTTGTGTCCCATCTGGTAATGTACGCGACTTTGCAAATTCCCCTTCGCGTGTAAAGACGTCCTTTTCCTCAATTTGACCACGTTTATCCACCGCATTTAATAGATTCGTCAACCAAATAATTTCGCGCGGGTCATTAAATACAGGCGTAGCAGACAACAACAACAGCCGCATGTTCTCCGCATATTTGCAAACGCGCATTAATAAACTCGCCGTTTTCTTTGCTTCCTTATTATCTTGCATGATACGGATGTTATGCACCTCATCAATTATGACAAGACGGTTGTTAAATAGCGCCTGTATTTTACCGATTTCCTGTTGTTTCTGTTGTTTTGTGGATAACCCACTCTCGCCATCGGTTGCAATATTTCGCTTAATATAATTTGCAAGTTCTCCATATCCCATAAAAGTATAGTATTGATTAATGAGGGAATTTATTTGAGAAATCACTTTATCGCGCGGCATATTTTGCACTTGTGATGGATTGATTTCTTTCAACAACGCATTCCCGATGCACGTATTCAAATTCCAATTGCCACCTTCCATCATTAATTTTCTTTCGTCAAATATTTGCTGTCGAAAGTTGTTTTGCACGTTTGGTGACGCAATTATCATGATCCGTTGATTGCCGCCAGTTTGTTTCATATAACTACGCATTTCTTCTGCAATCCCAATCGCACTGCACGTTTTGCCCGTACCCAGCCCATGATATAACAATAAGCTGTTATAGGGGGTTTGAAACGAGAGAAAGTTTTTAACAAACAATTGGTGCGGCATGAGTTCAAATTCGGCATTGCACATCTTTTCAGCTTGTGTCTTTATGTCGTATATTTTTCCGTCGTATTGGGTATCCTGAAACTCCTTTCGTTTGGCAATTTTAATATTGAAATTGGGGTCGTTTAATTCCGGATATAAAAAATCGTATGTGTCTTCCAAATTAATATTTTTGCGCTCAATCAACTCCTTTTCTTTCATAAAGGTGTTATATTCCTTCGAGTCGACATCGTCTGGTGGGATACCCATCTTATTTTGCAGCTCATTTTCGTTTGCAGTAGATGTTATTTCTGTTTCGGGTAATTTATAGAGGCCTTCGTCTAGCATGACTGGTTCGGGCGATTCGTCCATTAAGGCACGAGAGGTCGGGTCGTCAATAATCGCGGTTTCTGCTTCGGGTTCTAGCTCAGTTACGGGCGGTGTCGATTCGACAAGTGCTGCTGGTGGTTGTGCAATTACAGGTGCATTCTCATTTCGCTCCATTTCCTCTAGATAAATAATTTGAATAATGATTTCATCGTTTAACGTACCAAAATAGGTGGACTTTGTATCTTGTTTTACTCTCGATTTTACTGCAGCAACAACTTGTTTCAGTTGCGTTGCGGTGATACGTTTATCATCGATTTTACCATTTTTGAGTTGAAAAACTCTATCAAAATTACGAGTTAACATGTCAATGTCATACGTTTTTTTGCGGTGGTCGTCAACCGACAAAACAACGCGTTGACCGTTTGAAACTAATTCAATATCTTTTAATTTGTAACATACCTTATCATCGTCGCATCTATATCCAACCGGGCATCGCTTGTCTTCGCATGATATTTTTGCATCAGTCGCGGCTGCCTGTACCGGTTCTGCCTGTACCGGTTCTGCCTGTACCGGTTCTGCCTGTGCTGGTGCCTGCCATTTTACTGGTTCTACTTGTACCGGTGCATTGTGAAACGGATTTAACGAGGCAAGCGTATTTACAATCGTATTCACAATCGGTTGCGGTTGCGGTTGCGGCTGCGGCGGTTTAATCTTTAATTTGCGCGTTTTATTCGTAGACGGCGATGTGTCATTTGGTTCTTTGCGCGTCTTTTTCGGCATGTCTTAAGATATATGTATATATTTTACACATATATTTCATTTATTTACTTTACTACCGAATTACATATACATCATGTAATATTGGGTCAATGTATTATGAATGTTTGTAAGCAATCGCTTTTTTTCTAAATTATAAGGCCGCATGATAGAAATACATTCGTCAAACGTTTTCCACTCCATTTTACTTACTTCCGTAATTTCATAATTGGCAAGATTTTCACTATGCTTGTGCGGAATATAGGCTATATAATATTTATGTTTGTACGATTTATAATTCGATCCCGTAAATATTTCTTCATACGGGTAAATATTATGTATGCTGTGTAAATGTTTACGGTCAAACCCGGTCTCTTCACAAAATTCGCGAATGGCACAATCATAATCTTTTTCTTGAAAATTACGCCGGCCCTTTGGAAACCCCCATTCCGGTTCATCCCATTGTCTGTATTGATTACTATCCTCGATTAACGACGCAAGTGAATATTGATCGCCTTTACTCATTATACCCGACCGCAACATTTCGAACTTATCGCGAGACCCATTTTCCTCATGTTTATATTGATTGCTAATGACGTTCTCGCCCCATATATGTTTCCACAATTCGGCGAATGTTTTCGTAAGCAAATACTGTTTCTCTACATTCGTCATTTGTATAATCATATTCATGATATAGTCCTTGTTATGCACTGAATATTTTCCGCGCATGAAATCAATAAAACCAAATGTATCTTTTCGCCGTATTGTCAAATATTGTATTTTCGAATCGACAATGCGAAACGAGATGACGCCTATACTTATAATCGGTAGCTTGCATAAATGATATACATGACCGTATTTGCCACAATTATTGCAATAATTATCTGCCATTTTTTATAGTAATACGATAAATCCCTAGTAAATATAATACCGAGTCTTTATATAAATATTCGCCAATGTTGTTTGAACCATCCGTATGGGGACCTCACTATTGGTTTTTTTTACATACAGTTGCCGAATGTTATCCAGAAAATCCCAACGAAGTGTTAAAACGTAAATATTACGATTTAATCCAAAATATACCACTATTTATTCCAATAAGCGAAATCGGCGACAAATTTAGCCGCTTGTTGGACAAATATCCAGTAACTCCGTATTTGTGTTCAAAACAGTCTTTCGTACGCTGGATGCATTTTATTCATAACAAGATCAATGTCTCGCTTGAAAAACCCGAACTGTCTTTACCAGAGGCGTTAGCCAAATATCGCTCGCATTATAAGCCGAAACCGATATATTTAGCAGAACAAATCAATCTACGCCGGCACTATTTGTATGCATTTTTCATAGTTCTCGTCGTATTTTTGATATTCATGTATTATGAATAACATACACAAATATTCTCTAGATAATATAAAAGATGCGGTTAGAGTTGTATATCATAATTATTGCCGGATTCATAATCGCCAACATATACACGGATGGGAAGTATGCGAAAATGCTCATGACCGGAAAAAAATATTATCAAATGGCGGGGGTTGCATTTGGTGCACTAATGATATATATTTTGTTTAAGCGTAACCCAATGCGTGCGCACCAAATGCTGAACGCATCAAACGATTATTTGCGATATTTACCGATTGACCGTAATACCACCAACATGATTTCTCCTATTTTGGATTTTACGAGCCGACAGCAATTTGCCGAACAACCACAACAACATGGTCATAGTATGGATGGCGGAAATCATATGCGGCCAGTATTAGCTATGCCAGATACATCCAATGTAACCGCAGAGGCACGCGTTATGCAATCGGGTAAAAAGGCGACAAAGCGTTCTGTAAGTGAAACCAAAAAGAAGTTTGTGGCATCTAGACAAGACTGGAAATGCGGAGACTGTCAACACCAATTAACAGCTTGGTTCGAGGTGGACCATAAAATACGTCTAGAATATGGAGGAAGTAATCATATAGATAATTTAGTTGCATTATGCCGCGAGTGTCACGGTAAGAAAACTACCATGGAAAATCTCTAATATTCGCTGGCATTGTATGGTATTTTTGGTATATGTAAATATCAAAAATGCATGTATATATAATCTACAGTCAGTTTATAGAATGATAGATATAGATACCACAAAACAACCTATAATAACGAAAGGTATCGAATTCATAAAATCATACAACAAATACTTGGTATTAGTTATATCCATCATTATTGCAGGAATATCGATTAACGATGGTTTAAAGAATAGTAACAATAACGAATCTGTTTCGGGCAACGTATCTACTGCCGTCATTGCCTTATTAATTGGTATAGGTTATTTCATGTTTACACAATTGCAGGCTCGGTTTAATAATAATCAGTTTCTTGTCGGTTGTACATTCGGCGCTTTTATGTTACTAGCAGTGGTTATTTACACATTTATAAAGGTGGATATACAAACGTTTACCTTTTTTGCATATTTAACTGGGGCGCTCGCTACGCTTATTTTGGCAGTTGGGCTTGCTTTATTCTTTTATGTATTTAGTAACTATTTGAAATCATTTACTGGATGGGGAGGTTTCTTCGTTTACCTTTTATTTTACATACCCTGCTTGTTGCTGTCTTTTGTACAGTATGTTATTACCGAGCTCAAGTTAACCACCAGCCCAGTTTTGATTCTCTTCGTTGTAGAACTATTGCTGCTATTGTTTTATGTATACATACCCAAGCTAATCAACCATGTTTCCAACAAAGAAGGTATCCCGGTACTTGAAGGCAGCGTATTCTTAAACTCGCCGCAAACGTTTTCTCTTGGTGGGCGCAATGTTATGCCGGATATGGATATTCAACTGGCCGGAAATATAAACAAAACGCCTTTTCAAAATTATGCGATTTCCATGTGGACCTATGTAAATGCACATAGTACGAATAAAATTGCATATAATAAAGAATCTGTTATTTTTGACTATGGCAAGGGCAAACCCAAAGTAACGTATTTTCCAGGCGATAATCCAGACGCGGCGCCGGTATATCGCATTTATTTTACAACCCAAGACAAAGAGTCTTCGTATTACGAGTTGAAGATGCCCATGCAACGCTGGAATAACCTAGTATTTAACTATAGTTCAACCCATGCGGATTTATTTGTGAATGGCAATTTAGAACGAACATTTTCATTTGCGAATGGAAAAATGCCGATAATTAATGCAGCCGATGTGATTACGACCGGTAGCATCGACGGACTGCATGGTGCAATTAGCAATATACGGTATTATCCAAACACGCTCACCAAACATAGAATTGCGAACATGTACAATATATTTATGAAAAAAACACCGCCGACAATTAATTTGTAATGATTTAATATAGACTTAAATGAATACAGTTGCTATTATTTTAGCCATAGTTGTCGTACTATTATTTTACATATTATACAAGTTCTTCTTGTTAAAATCGACTGAATTATCTAAATCAGCTAGCTTAAACGCATCAAATCCGGCAATACCTATTACAAATAATCCGTCTAGTTTGCGATATGCGTATGGAATTTGGATCTATGTGAACTCATGGAACACGGGTGTTCGTAAAACCATTTTTTCAAGAACAAATAACATTAAGCTATATTTAGATTCGACTGCACCAGTGTTAAAGTGTGATATTACCATGAATGGAGGCGCCACAAAAACACTCGAAATAACGGATAACTTCCCTCTGCAAAAGTGGGCACATGTAGTAGTAAGTGTAGATAACCAGTATGTGGATGCATATTTAGATGGCAAACTAATCAAATCGGGGCGAATGGTTGATGGGCAAAATAGCCCTGCTACTCCAACCGGCAAGGATATGATCATTGGTGGCGGTAATACATTTGATGCTTACGTTTCCAAATTTCAGCATTGGTCAGAGCCGGTTGACCCACAAATAGTATGGAGTGAATATATGAGTGGCAATGGTCAGAGCAGTGTAACGAATTTCATATCATCATACGGTATTGACTTGTCTATTATTAAGGACAATATAGAACAATCCAAATACTCAATATTCTAATTTTTATCAAATCGTTTTATACTTATATAATATATTAAACGATTATGAATACACTACCGCCAGCAACCGCTTCGCGCATAGAAATACCGCAAAGTGTTCAAAATATAGGCAATAGTATAAGCGAATCAATGAATAATATCTCTCAAACGGTCAGCTCTAGTATTAGCGAGTTTTCACAACAAGCGCAGACTGGGGTAGAAGCGTCTAGTGGGTTCTTGTCGTCGAATACAATCATTGCCAAATTCGCATTTCTTATCCTAGTTATCATTGTATTCATCTTTCTCTTGAATTTAGGGGTTTTACTTATTCAATATTTTATGAATCCGTCGAGTAGTCCATATTTAGTGAATGGAATGATTGATGGAACTAGCGGCACAGTCGTGTCACAAGACCCGAAACAATCTGGTTCAGTCCTTGTTCGTAGGTCAAATAACGAATCGAGTGGCATTGAATTCACATGGTCAACTTGGATACGAATTGATGAGTTGCCAGGCAGCGGCACAGATAATAAGTATCGACATGTTTTTCATAAGGGTACGAATGAATTTGACGAAGTCACTGGTATTGCGAAAATCAACAATGGACCCGGATTGTATATAGCGCAAGTTAGTCCAACTGGTAATGCTTCTGCCACTTTTGCATCGATAAGAATCGTCATGTCAACTACTACATCGGGTAGTACCGAGTTTATCGATGTTGATGATATCCCATTGAAACAGTGGGTAAATGTAATTATTCGCCTTCAAAATACGATCATGGACGTATATATAAACGGCACAGTCGCGGGTCGATTAAATTTAACCAAAGTTCCATTACAGAACTATTACGATGTGAATATTTGCAAAAATGGTGGATTTTTAGGTAAATTATCCAACTTGCGATATTATGACCATGCGCTGAATATTTTTGAAATATCAAAAATAGTGGCATCTGGTCCAAACACGACTAATGTCGCGAAAAAAGAAATCGCCAATTACAACTATTTATCCACGTCTTGGTATACTGCCAAACTTTAGTTACGCTATCATGAATGTATTCGCAATATGATAGAATATAACATAACCATAAACTATTTCTATGCTTATGTTAAATGGGAGACATAAACGCTATATGCGAACAACGTAAGCAATTTCAATTGTATAATATACCTCCAGTGCGATACGAACCAATATCTCCTTACAATGGGACAATTACACAGGCGCAGTTAAATATGCGACGCAAAACTGAAATATTGAAATACAACAAAAATTCGACGCAAGGGCCGAGACTTACACAACGTCAACGGCTAGCAGCAACATTTCGCGGGGGGTATAACGCTGCAAGAGTAGTATGCCCAAATGACTATAAAATCCCCGTATTAACTACTGCTGCTGGAGTGCCTGGACCCGCCATGTATTTAGTTGAAGACCCCGATATCCCCCTATATAATTACACAAAAGATACAAATGCATACGCCGAAAATCTATACGAAGACGATACTCAATGGGTTTTTAGCACGAGTACAAATCAAATATGTGCAAATAATAATACATATACGGAGGTTGCGAAGCTAACTATTCGAAAGCCAATACAACAAGCATATACAAGATTTACTTATCAAACGCCTGTTTTATTTCGAATACGAGGTACTGGATTGGCGATGAACTGCGCAGGTGCAACGATAACTGCCCCGATTCCAACCACGGCTCTTAGCTTTCGGGCAACGTATAATAATAATAAATTAGACAATAATAGCGATCTAACAAGTATATTCTTAAATAATAGTTCTATTTCGGCCACATTATCGCCTCCAGCACAGCCAGCACTACCTGCACCGCAAATCAGCACGTTTGATTATTTTTGCGAAGTCTATGTTGGAATATTAAAAATAAGTGGTATTGTACTCACCACTAGTCCTGGCTTTGTTTACGGGTTTAATATTAATTATAGTTTGAACAAAGAAGCCGTATCAACATTGTCTAATCAATTTGATAAATCTATTGCGGAACAAAGTATTCGAGAAAAAACGGTATTTGAATTATATGCAAATCTTTCCGGTTCATATACACTTCAACCGTCGGTTAATTGTACATTAAAGCCTGGTTCAATATTGGTGTCGCCACCAGCTAAAGAAGTAACTTTTACTGGCATACCCATATATTGAACAATTCACGCAAGTGCATGGACGGGTTCGTCATTTTCAATGTATCGATCATAATCATCTCGACACAGCGGACATGATTCGCATTTCACTACACATGATACACATATGTAGTGAAAACAACTCGGTATGATTAACTTTTCCGGGGCAATAGTATCGTAGCATACAGGGCAATCTTCGTATTTATTTTCCGCTGCATACATTGCCCGAAATTTGGTTTGCATGCGCCTATAATTGTGTGCAGCCCGTTCGCGTTCTCTATTTAAAATGTTTCGAAATGTAATTATTTTTCTGGTTTTTGAATCTATTTTTGCTTTTAAGAAGTTAATTTCGTTCTCTTTTTCCTCCAACTCCGTCAATGGGCGCGGAAATGGGGTGTGCGTCTTATGGTAAACTACCCTAATATAGAGGGTTTTACTTGTACTGGCTGTACTTGACGGTGGGCATAATATACGCACATAGGACATCAGCGTATGTTGCAAATACAATTTGTATGGATTGAAATATTCATTAAACGATTGCATAAATTCGGTAATCGACGGCAACTCTTGTATTCCGTAAATGGGTTCACTGTCTTCCCATACGACTTCGCTCGATTCCATGTGGCTTGTGATATCGCGGTATGCAATAACGACATCTTTGGGCATATCCAATATATATTCATGTTCAAATTTTGTTTTGTTTTCCGTTTTATTTGTAAGAGTGTATGTTTGTATGTGAAATGTTTTTATTTCACCATTGGCAAGCTTGACTTCCACTGTCTGCAAAAACTCGGCCATCGCACGCTGAAACATCTCATCTCTTGTTAATTTAGGCATTGTCGCGTTTTGTTTTGATTCATTTACTTTTCGTATTTATGTAAAACATTTATCAATTTTTTACGTAAACAATAATTTATACGCGTATACTATATAATATGCCGCGTTGCCCCCCTGGTTCTCGCAGATGTCCTCCCAAAACAGGGAAATGCCATAAACGTTCCAAGAATACATTAAAGAGAAACAAGACCGCCAAGAAAAGCCCTGCCCCAGTTGCCGCCTCTGCTTCTCCTGCAGCGGCCTCTGCTGAGGCATCTGATAGTCCCATGCCAAAACTAAAGTGGATTGATCACCTGAAAATGTGTTCGAAAAAGTTCAACATCAAGTATGGCGATGCCATGAAAGACCCCCGATGCCTCAAACTATACCGCGAGAGTCGTTAGAATCGATGCACTTTTGTAAATAATTAATTCTATAGCGATTCGTCAACTCAAAATCGGGTGGATATGTATTTACATCAAATTTATATTCATCGATTTTGGTAATGACGCAATAAAATATATATTCATAGTATTCAATCATATTGATTGCCTGCCCCATATATGTTTCCCAATGACGGACTTGATGACAATGATAAAAAAACATGTCGAGTAGTGTTTCCGGTGCATATAAATGAATCAGGGGGTCATATTTTATCTCGACATCAATATGTTCACAGAATATTGCATACAATGCCTTCATTTTATTCAATATTTGTTTATATTTGGTAACTACATCCTTGCTTGTAGAATATACCCATCCCGGTGCATTTGAATCCACTGATTGTTTCGTATTTTTTGCACATTGGTTCAATATCCATCTTAAATCAGTTAGGAAAATTCGGTTGGTTTGTATGTTATTTTTGCCGATGCTTAATTTATTCAACATCGTTTTTTCGTTGTCATATAATGATTGTTGTCTGGTTACCAATGCCATTTCAGTCCTTATTTTATCCAATGACCATTTACGTATATCCTTATATTCATTGAAAACACTTGTCATAGCCTCGCATTTTGCCTCCATTTTGTCTATAGTCATCAAGTGTTCTCGCTGTATGAACTTTTTTTCATCGTTAGTTAACTCAAACGCTGTATACGACCCACCTCGTACATTATCAATCCCATAACACTTCATGTGTTTCTTTACAATAAAATCTATCTCACATGTTTGACGCAAAACAATGGATTCTAGTATTCGTAACGGTTTATATTTACGCAAATATTCGTGCATTATTTCACATTCTAGCATTATAACAGAATCGTCAGTTGTCTTGGTCGATGATCCATGTAAAAATAGTTTATCCTCGGTCAATAATAAAACGTGCAATAAAAACATTGGGCGAAACGTAAATAATATACAGTTGAAAGTCTATATTATTTTTTTTAAAATTTATAAATAACTTATTTGGTTAGGCTTGCCATTATTGTGAATTTACTTCGAAATTACTTCGAATTTACTTCGAATTTATTGTGCATGTGAGTGCATAAAAACACTGCGTGTCGGGTTCAAACACATATTCTGTGATGGGAACACCTGGCCTGACATACACTTGCTATCGTCATCTACCTCTATACATCCACGCTTGCCCTGGTACTCCCCGACCAAACACCAGTTCACCTTTCCTGCAGTAATTGGCTTTTGGATTGGGTCAACGCTCGCATCTGGGACGGGTTGATTCATGCCTGGCTTTGAACTATTAATCGAACGATCAAGTTGATTCACCGCGGTAGCGTCAACATGACTACGGCTTGCGTCTTTCAATAGACCCGCAGCCGATTGAATGGTATCGCCGGTCAAATCAATACCAGATTTGGCTACATCTGTAACTACGCCGGTGGATTTATCAATTACGGTGCCCGCTGTATATCCAAATATTGATAATATTTGAGTAAATAATGGACCAAATATATTGCTAATTGTTTGCAACATGTTACTCATGTATGCCAACAGATTTATACCTAAAAAGGAAAGCACGAGTAAGACCGTTAACACAACAATAACCATGTTTTTTCCACTAAACATATTCATATCGCCGGTTACAACAGTAGGTTCGGTCGCGCTCGGCGTTATTGGTTTTTGAATATTTTCAAATGACTGATTCATAATTATATATTATAACAAGCTTTTTTTTGTGAACCGTATTATACTAATATACTAATATTCTTACAAAAAGAATTTAGACATTCGTTTATTAATATGTTATAATTTGTATTCCTAGTATAATGAGTTTAATTGGAATGCTCGAGTCGTTTTTTATATTGAGTTTAGGGATTACCTTTGTATTAGTTCTGTTTTTAGTATATCATTTTAAACAGCGACTTGCAATATTAGAAAATAAGTGCGATACCACGTTTGAAATTATTAATAACGTCGTGAGTGAATTAGGTAACATTCGTGGTGCGTTTCGTCTAGGAGGAGCACAAGCGCCGGTGCAGCCAAGACAAGAAAGCGCTGCACATGCAAAAATTAACGTTGCAATTAGTGACGATGATCATGAAGTGAGTGATTACGACGATGATGATGAGGAGAGCAGCGATGATGACGATGATGACGATGACGATGATGGTGATGGTGATGGGGATGATGAGGAGAGCAGCGATGATGATGATGATGATGATGATGATGATGATGATGATGATGATGATGTCAATGAAAGCGGTGAAAACGATCATGATAATCAGGTTGTTCATGATGTCAATGAAAGCGGTGATGACGACGCAATTATCATGCAAGTTACGAATGATGATTCGAATACCGTTCGTATTATAAATTTGGACAATCAACAAGAATTCGATATTATCGAAACAGTGGAGGACCTAAATGCAGAAAACGGTAACAGAGATGATCAGGCCGACGATGATGGCTCACATATCGAAAATATGGAAGAAATAGAGCTACATGTGGAAAAGTTGCCTACAGGTGAACCTCATTTAGACGATTCGTCTATTGCCAGTTCATTTGCAGAGTCGAAAAACAACAGCCACATTTACAAGAAAATGACACTCCCTGTACTGAAAGCCTATGTTATTGAAAAGGGGTTAGCCAGCGACCCAAGTAAAATGAAAAAGCAAGATTTGATTCATTTAATCGAATCCAGTGATATTTAGTGTAGTTATTTCATACTATCCAAATAAAAAAAACAAGTATAATATATAATTCTATTCCTATATTATAATGCAATCAACTATGTCGTTTCATCCAGAGACTATACAATGTGCATATCCGGTGATAAAAGAGACCGTACCACAATCGGAGCGTGGATATAGAACCAATAACAAATATCCTCAATTCCCACCGCTCATGAATGACGGGCGTTCAATCACTGCTACATGGCAACATGATGCTGTTACGAATGCGAAACTCATTGAAGAGAACCAGATTAAGTCGAATTGGGAATACCGTAGATTTCTTACAAAGAATTCTGCAGGCGTGATGGAACAAAATTTTAGAGAATCGTCCAATGATTTAGGGTATAATAGCCGATTTGCCGCTGCGCCTAACATTCAATCCAATCAGTTTGTCGGTGCGTCTAGTCCCGCACTATATATGTCTGCGCAAGACAATAAATCGGTTCTCGGTCGCACGATTAGCGATTTAAAGACAAACTATTTGACTCGCGAAGACCTACAATCCCGCAAATTCTCCCCCGTTATTACACAAGACCAGTTTATCAAATCTATGAGCGCGCCGCAACCTAAGGCATAAGTATTTTTTGAATATGGGCATATAGAAATAACACGTTTATTAACTTCATACATGAAGGTAATAAGTTTTGATATTGGGATAAAAAATATGGCGTATTGCGTATTGTCGTCAACGCAAAATGCCGACGCGCCGATAACGATTCATGATTGGAATGTATTGAGTATGATCGAGGAGGCGGCGCCTGTAGTATTTCCGTGTAATTGCATGATTGCCGGGAAAAATAAAAAAACCGAGCCCAAAATGTGTAATAAAGCGGCGAAATATAGTAAAAATGACCAATATTTTTGCGATCGGCATGCCAAAATCTATAAACAATATATTATTCCCACCAAAAAACACTCATCGGCGTTTATCAAAAAACAAAAGGTGCCCGATTTGGTCGCATTATGCAATACACATATGTTGTTATTGAACCGTGATGCAAAAACGCTCAAAAAGGACCAACTTATTGAAATACTTTCCGGGTTTTATAAACACATGTGTTTCGACCCCATTGTCGCAATAAAATCGAAAAATGCGAATGAAATCGATTTGATTCACATAGGCAAGTCTATCAAATGATTATTTGACCTATTGCCGGATATTGATTCCATTACAAATGTACTTATTGAGAACCAGATCTCGCCGATTGCAAACCGAATGAAGACAATACAGGGCATGTTGGCACAATATTTTATTATGAAAAATGACAATATACACATAGACTTTGTTTCGTCTTCGCATAAGCTGAACCAGTTCAAGCAAATTGCTGCGTTGCGTGAACCGACGAATGCAATAGTACAGGATAGTGCCTGTGCTGGTGCTGGTGCTGGTGCTGGCGAATCCATTAAAACAAATCCCCATTATAAGGCCCATAAAAGTGACGGCATTACATACTGTCAAGAAATACTTGAAAAGAACGAAATACTGACGCATTGGAATTTATCCATGAATACCCGTAAAAAGGATGATTTAGCAGATGCATTCTTACAAGGCATGTGGTATTTCAAACAACAAAATATTATATGTTATGCGGATGATTTAAAAATAAAACTTGTGTAAATATCATAACAATGGAATCTATCGATATCAGTTTAGATAATTTAGAACCTATTTCTTTGGATTTTAACAGCGGTAATGCGACTCCGTCTGTTAATTTTGGGTCTGGAATAGAATTACTAATGAACGATAAAAAAAGAAGCGCGTCTGGCGATAACATGAAGCTGGATTTAGGCGATTTGGATGATTTGGAACAAGAAATGAATGAATTGTCGAGTAAAGCAAACGCGGCTTCACGTGGTAATTCATCGGGAGACAATACAAAATCGCTCGGGGGTATGGCGGCCAGTCTATTTGGTTTGGGTGGTTTTATGAGCAGCAAGCCCGAGACTGCGCAGCCCATGCAGCGTGATCCAACGCCGACAAACGAGTATACAAAGACTGACGCGAATTTGGGATATGCGACTCGTGAAAGTGCAGGCAACACAAAAACGTGGGACGGATTTTCCAAGATGAATGATGTTCCTGCTTCCGGTCCAGCGTCTTCGTCTTCTTCCGCCAACTTAAATGAGCGCGAAAAACGTCGCAAGAAGCGTTTGATGTTGAAAAAGATGGAAGAATGGTATGCAAAGGGACAATTAAAGCAGGGTTCACAGCTTACCATCGATTCGCCTTATGAAGAGATTGAAGATGAATACGAATCCGTTATGGACGACAAACGTAAAAAAGACGCGGTTAAGTTGCAGGGATGGTGGTTAATGACATTTGTTAATTCACTTGAGTACGGAAACGCAGTGTTTAATCCATTCGATTTGAATTTGGATGGGTGGGGTGAGCAAGTTAGTGAAGATATTGATAGTTACGAGGAAATTTTCGCGGAGTTGCATGACAAATACAAGGGCGGAAAGATGGCGCCTGAATTGTCGCTGTTGTTACGTATGGGTTTTAGTGCAGCAGTGTTGAACTTTTCTAACAAGGCGTTATCGAGCGCTGCACCTGGATTTAACGATGTTATTAAACAGAGCCCTGAATTGATGAAGATGTTCACAAACGCAACTGTCAGCAGCATGAGCCAGCAGTCTCCCAGTTTTGAGTTTGCGCAGAATTTGATGCAAGACCATAACAACAAGCCTCGCGGACCTCCGCCGCCCGCGCCCGTAAATACCCAGGAACGTCCTGCACCTCCGCGTCCGGGTATGACGTTTACCGATGCGCCGAACAGCCGACCCGATATTGCAGCGAGCCGCGGAACAATGTTTCGCGAGCCCGGAGTAGATCTAAATAACAACTTTCAGGGAATCAATGAGGCTCCCAAGAAGATTGCAACTCCCAGTCAACGCCCCGAAATGAGAGGGCCACAAAACAGCGACATTGACAATATTTTGTCTGGTTTGAAGACACGGTCAATCAATATTCAGGAAACACGTGAAGCCCCGAATCAGGGAGATGACTCGATGATATCAATTGCGTCGTTGAATGATATGCAAAATTCGAACATGCCCAAGCGTACAAATCGTAGAAAAAACAAGTCGGATAAAAATGTGATTTCATTGGATATCTAAGCCATGGAAGATTTTAATTCGCCATCAAGGGCGAATTAAAATATGTAAATCAGTGATACTTTGAAGAATTAAATCTTCATCGGTGTAAATATTCAAAAATGATCATGCGAGTTGGGTATTTGTCATTTGATATCTCATATTTGTTTACTATATGACGGATTTGTCCAGTTTTATTTCCGGCAATACCTTCTTGTAGATTTTCTTGTTGAGTTTATCGTGGTCTTCGTAGTTTCCTAGGGCGTGTACACATGCTTTTGCATAGAAATTATATTCTGGTGTGTCCAGTTCTCTTGCTGCAGGGGTTGTTTGTACATAATGTTTTACAACAGCATAATGTTTGTTTTCTATGGTGTTAATCAAACCGTTCATCAGTGGTTCGTCTGCGGTGCTTTTATTCCAAGTTTCATTGTTTTTAATATAGACGGTTTCTCGTTTCAGGTCGGTACAATGCAGCGGCCGTTCAGTTATGGCCATATTATTAAGTGCCTTAATGAGAATATTACTCACGCTATCCACATAGCCATCTTTGGCGATGGTTCGTAGATGATCCATGCTAATTTCAATTCTTTTGACAAATTCTTGGATACTTAGCGCGTCTTTGCATTCATTTTCGAGGTAGAGTTGAACGTTAAATGTGGTATTATTGTTGCTGTTGATATTGTTATTGTTCCCGAGATGTGGAATCATTTCTTTCATGGTGTTTTGAAGTTCTGCCAATTGTTTATCTTTTGTAACCATATGTGTTATAAGTTCCTCATGTTGTTTGTCTTTTATAGCCAACTGTAGCATGAGGTCTTTTACTAATACAAATAATTTATCTGATGCCGGTTCGGTTGCAATGTGTGTTGGTTGTTCTTGATTATATATAACAGTATTTTCTAATGGTGGGGTCGAATTATAGGTGCACGTCTTCTTATGCTTACATAATGATGGCGCATGTTTATATTCATTGCCACATATGCATTTGTATATCTCTGGTTGTTGCATGGCGCTAACATTGTTAGCATTTATTAGGCGTTTATGCTTTGCAGTCGCTAAATGACGATTATAGTCACATAATTTGCTGCATTCAAATGCGCATTTTTCGCATGCGAATTTTTTGGCGTTTACTGGCGGCGGTTTATTAGTCATAAAAAATATACATTACTAAGAGAAAAAACGCCTAAAGTCCTGCCGCAAAAAACATAAAAATTTAACAGTCACAAATATTTTCATGGAAATTCGTGTTTTGCTGCATTATGCTGTGAAGTGGTTTTTTTACATATTCAGAAAAACTTATTGGGTCACTTTTCAAAAATGGACAAGGAAAATGAATGTCCAAAATTCAAAAATGCGACCCTAAGTTTATTCACTGTTTTTATGTGGGCCGGAAAAGTGGGACATTTTATTATAATTGTTTCAAAAAACTGCGTTTTACACCTTTGAATGATATACACCGATGAAGATTTAAATCCGCGCAACCACCTTCGGTGGTTATACGTTTTAATTCATTTATCGGCAACGTTTCCATTGAATGATATAAATAGCACGCCAGAGGCGTGCGGATTTAAATCTTCAATGGTGTAAATGAGAAAAGGTGTAAAAAAATATACAGTTATGTGCAATTGTATATTTTTTGCTGGGAGATTCACGCTTTTTATGTTTTATATTTGGTTGCAATGACTTATCTATCGCTGTGTACGCGAGACAAATGCATATCAAACAACCATGATGCATGATTATTTGGGGCGGGTGCAAGTACTGGTACAGGTACAGGCGCTGGTACTGGTACAGGTGCAGGTACAGGTAGTGGTGCAGGTACAGGTACAGGTGCAGGTGCAGGTGCAGGTACTGGTTTACTCGTTATGTGAATCGTTGGTCCAAATAGTACTGGTGTCATGGCCTGCTCTTCAACCATAGCGCGGTAAATCATCTGTTGACGGATACTCGCCTGGACTTTCACCACCAAAAAGTTTTCCATGTTGTATAAATATCTCATTTTTCGAGTTGTATCTTAAATATGCATACGCACTTGTAATTATGATTTTTCTATCAAATACTTTTCTAATTCAATTTTTTACATTTTTTACACGAATATTTGTATTGTTGCCTTGCGATTTATGTTGACGCAAAATAGAATAAAAAGATAATACGTTTATTATATAAAGGATTGTTTCAAAAATGAATACTAGAAAATATACTTTCTCTCCTCCGTATCATCGAGATAGTCGTTTAATTATACGGCCATCATATGCCACAACACATTGTATTAGTTACCAACATCATAAGTGTGGTAAGTATGGTCACATAAAAGCCAGATATAAACAGCAGCGGCCTTTTGTCAAATCGCACAATCAGGTGAATTGAATAATTAAAAATTGGACTTTAATATTTTTAATTATTTCCCCGGATAAACTGGTCGTTTGTTCAGTTACACAGATTCATACATATTTAACATCTTCTTTTTCTGCAAATCATAATCCACAATGGGTTCCGGGTACTTTATCTGTTTATAGACTGGATTTGCATGTTCTGTGTGCCATTTGTGAATATGACTTGGTTCCACGTTCTCCAATTCGGGTACCCATTTCTTTATATATTCTGCATTTTTATCAAATTTGGCACTTTGAATCCATGGATTCATGTCGCGAAAATACGGTTTCATATCAACACCTGTTCCGCTAATTCCTTGCCAATTCCCGTTATTTGATGCCAAATCATAGTCAGTTAATTGACGTGCAAAATATTGTTCTCCCCATCGCCAATCTATTAACAGTGTTTTTATCAAAAAACTGGCTACCGTCATACGCCCTCGATTGTGCATATATCCAGTTGTATTCAGTTGTCTCATACATGCATCCACCAATGGAAACCCGGTATTTCCAGACTTCCATTTCTCAAATTGTGCACGCTTGTTCTCCCATTTCAATGACTGAAACCGTTTTTGATGCGATTTTCCAACCACTTCTGGATATCCATAGAGAACATGTGCAAAAAATTCTCTCCATATCAGTTCTCGTATTAATCCATGATTTAATCCATATTTTTTTAAAAACGAATAATATACTTCGCGTATAGATACACAACCAAACTTGATATATGCCGATAAATGTGTCGTTTTATTGAAAAAGAAATCGCGTTCTTCATCGTAGTTTGCTTGTTCTCGTAATCCATTTTTTAATTTGATTGATGCATCTGTTCTTCCGCCATGAACCAATATATTTTCATTGTTGCTAGCATATTTACGATGTGCAACGTCGAGACCAATTGTGTGTTTCAAATTATCCAACATTGGCCCGCTCATTCGTGCAAAATTGGAACACACATACTTTGATACGGGCTGCACATGTATATGTAGCACTGCGTCATAAAAAGGAGTGTATTTTTTATATGGCATTCCCGAACCAGTGTTCACTGTACCAGGTGGATATAAATAATAATCTTCAAAATGTTCACATCTTATCCCTTTTTTTTCACATAATTGGAGAACCTGGTTATCACGTTCAACTGCATAGGGCGTATAATCCTTGTTAAAATACACACAATCTATATCCAGTTCATCTACTAAATATTTTATTGTGGTATCATGAGAACCATACATAGTAATCAACGTTCCTCCTGCATCGTGGGTGTTTTTTTGTAATTCAACTAAACTTTCTATCATAAACTGTATGGCGTTTTGAGAACGATATGCATTTTGGTCGCTTACTTGCTCTGGAGTAAAAATAAAACATGTATATAAATTCTTACTCATTTTACATGCTTCGATCAATCCAACATTGTCTTTTATGCGAAAATCGCGATGAAAAATAAACAGCCCGTTTTGGCATTTTGGCGGCGACATGATCGGCGTAACTTATAATACATATACAATTTATTGTTCCATATTATTCAAATCAACAATTGTAATGGAGAACCTATATAAAAATATGCCGACATAAATTATTAAATGGACCCATTTTACTGGTTTTTAATAGCTATATATACAACGGGTTGCGGTGCCCTGGTAATCGCAAATATCCAGCCAGAAGATTGCATGGAATTATTCACCAATATTTATGAGAAGTATTGTCAACCAACCGTAAATTCGTATGCACTCATTGCACTTACCCGATATAGTGCATTAAAGAACAAATTCACACGGACAGCGACGTCAGTATATTTATGTGACCCTTACGTTACATACAGCATAGATATATGTAGTTATTGGTATAGATGGACGATTGCCACGTACTGGAACCTACGAATCGAGCCCTTTCACCCCATTTGGATATCACAAAATCATCTACTGATGGCGGGCATTGAGCAACCGTCATATACATTACACAACCTCGATTCTTACACGTTTGTGTATGACGACAATGCGCAATCTAGTATGTACACATTTATTCGCAAATTCAATGAAAGTGCGTTTGCATTAAGTAAAATAAAGTTGAATTGTATTTACAACGAGAAGTTATTATATGCAAGGTTGAATGAAATTTCTATAGTGCGAGTCCAGTCAGCAGAACTCGCCCAACTATGTTTGGTTGATGATTTTAATCGTCCGTCAAAAGTCGCATTTTTATCTGCAACACTCACGTTGAATCGAAAGAAATATAACATCGATGTAGACAAATCATGGATGTATGTCAACAATGAACTATTTTCGAAGACGTTCTTGAAGCGATATTTCGATTATCATAATGTCGACATTCAGTTTACAAACGAATATGTAGTAGATATTATGGATAGCAATATTAATATGTTTAAGTTGAAGCCCGGCGATTATATTGTACTCAACCAGAAAGACTATGCCATAAAACAATATGCAAAGTAATGGATAATGTATCATGAAAGGGTATAAAGATTTTTCTCAATATAATATACGGGCGTAATCACTATGGATACAGTGAGTATTCCTACCCAATTCCATTCATTGAATGATAAATGGAATATGTATTACCATTTACCAGAAAATAAGAACTGGGATTTATCCAGTTATACGGTTTTGATGGGCAATATCGACAGTGTTGAATCGGTTATTGCGCTGAATAACCAACTACATGAACATGTTGTTCGTAACTGTATGCTTTTTGTGATGCGGGATGGGATTACGCCCATGTGGGAAGACCCCAAAAACCGAAACGGGGGGTGTTTTTCCTATAAAGTCAGCAACAAGCACGTGCCGGAAGTATGGAAGAACCTGTTTTTCGGGTTATGCGGAGAATCGCTGTGTGTAAAGAGCGAACATAGTACGTATGTAAATGGTATCACCATTTCACCAAAAAAAAACTTTTGCATTATTAAGATTTGGCTGTCGAACACGAAATTGCAAGACCCAAATAGTATTATATCTATACCGAATTTATTGAAACAGGGGTGCCTGTTTAAAAAGCACGAACCTGAATTCTAGGTCTGCATCAAGTAAATGGCTGCGAGAAAATTGATATTTTATGAATTATAAAATAATTCACAAACTACACATAAAATGAAACACGAAACTCGATATATTGCCCCACTCGGTCTCGAAATTGGCTTCACGATTGGCCAAAATGCACTCGAAAATATTGAAGCCATCAATGATGCGAAAGCAACCGATATGTGGTTCCACATTGAAGACCAATCATCGTGTCATGTAATTGCATCCATGCCGGCAGATATTAAATTTGACAAAAAACAGACCATGTATATTGTAAAACAAGGCGCCATTCTATGCAAACAACATTCCAGATATAAATCCCAACAAAACGTGGCTGTCGTATATACGACCATTCAAAATGTTAGTCCAACACATATAATGGGTACTGTAACAATGCAGAACGGTAAGACAGTCACCATTTAGTTCGCACTGTAATGTAGGAATTAATCATAATAAAAATTATATAAATATTTTTTCATTATATATAGTAATAAAATGGATAAAGATGCAAAAATAAAGGAACTAGAAGATAAGAATGCTATTCTTGAAGCAGAATTACACTCAACTAGAGAACATCTCAAAAAATATACAGCACCTTCTTATAAAAAAGCATATTATGAAAAGAATAAGAAGCAAATATTAGATAAAATGAAATCAAACCCAACGTGTCAAGATAAGAGAAAAGAATATAACCATCAAGCATATTTGCGAAGAAAAGAAAAACTTAAACATGATGAGAATGAAAGGAATGAAAATATTTAGGGAATTAATAACTTTCTGCGAAATAACTTAAAATTAAAATATATAATAATTATATAGAAATGAATAATGAAATATGGAAAGAAATAACCGGATTTTCGAATTATGAAATTAGCAGTAATGGTAATGTTAAAAACAAAGAAAATCAAAAAATATTGAAACCATCAGTTAAATCAGGCTATTTATGTATATCATTAACTGATAGAAATTTTACTCGTCATTCAGTTAAAATTCATCGTTTAGTTGCATTAAATTTTATACCAAGTCCTGAAAATAAAGAAACTGTAAATCATAAAAATCATAATAGAGAAGACAATAACGTAAATAATTTAGAATGGATGACTACTACAGAACAAAACAATCATAAACGAAAATGCAAAAAAGAAATTCTAGAACTGGTTTCTTCAAGACCCGTATGGAGAGTTGATAAAGATACTAATGAAACAATTGAATTATACCAAACAATAAGATTTGCTTCTCAATGGATTTTTGATAATAAATTAACGTCGATAACTGAATTTAATAATGGCAATAACATAAAAACTAAAATATGTGCTGTTGCGAGAGGTAAAAGAAATACGGCATTTGGATATAAATGGAAGTATGACGATACAAATGAAAATAAATATAATGATGAAGAATGGAAAGAGATTCCTTGTGAAATAGTTGATGGAATAAAGGGATATAAAATATCTAATTATGGTAGAGTTAAAAATCATAAAGGAAAAATTACTGAAGGTTCAAATCACGAATCTGGTTATTTATGGGTTTCAATATCACCAAAACAATATTTATTACATAGATTAGTTGCAAAAGTATTTATTCCAAATCCAGAAAATAAAGAACAGGTTAATCATATAGACGGCAATAAAATAAATACACACGCAAGTAATCTTGAATGGTGTTCCAATAAAGAAAATTCACAACATGCACATGACACTGGATTACATCCTAATACGAAATCTATTGTTCAATATGACATTAATATGAATAAACTAAATGAATTTAAATCCCAAATAGATGCATCAAATGCATTGAATATTTCATATTCATCTATTAATAGATGTTGTAAAGATAAAATAAAATCAACGAATGGTTTTATTTTCAAATTTGCATAACATACATTCCAAAAAGCAATGAAAATGAGACTATATACGTAAATCAAACTGTGATTTTAATATAAATCAAATGTAAAGAATGTAAAAAATTGACAACTATACAGGTTGTATTGTGCAATTATCTTTTACAACAATGAGCGAATTTACTGCTATAAATTATTACGTATTAAACCATGATAACCCTACATTACAGGACCTGATTGCATTCACAAAGAAGCATCGTGCGTATTTTATTGATTTGGACCTGACTGTATTGGCGGAGTATGAGAAAAATTCACGCGAACCGTGGGCAAAAGGCCGGTATTATTTGTATGGGCAATTACCGGTTTTAACAGACACGCCGATAACACGTCAACTATTAAACGATGCGCAATCAATATGTCGTCAGCGAGATATTGATTATGGCGGGCCATGCAATGCGATCGAAGTATCATCTATGGCACAAGCGAGTGATTTATACAATAAACTCGTATTGATTATTGACAGATATAGATTGGCATATGACGATGTGATGTATGCACCTGGCACTGGGATTGAGTTCTTACGTGCAAAGGCGCATTTTGACCAGAGCCAGAGATGTAGTGGGACAAAATAGTGGGCGCGCGGGACAGTAGAAAAACAATAAAAAACATGATAGCTAGCGCTGGTGGGGCGTTGCTAATGTTTTTTATTTGCGGGTTATTTTTTGGTTTTTATTTTTTGGTTTTTGGTTGATTTATTTTTGGGTCGGTTGGTCATATTGGGCATACGGATTGCCTTTACCGACAAATGTCTCCCATTCAAAATGCTTATTGACCATGTCTTCAATCGCCCAGTTCGCACATCCAAATGATGCTCCCGTATCATACTTTTCGACAATGAATGTAAACATCGCCGAAAACGCATTTTTTTCATTTTCATTAAAACCGCGGTCATTGGTCCAATCGGTAAAGCATCTGCGGTATGAATTGTCCATGTGCGCGGCACGGTTGTAATTTTTGATAATGTAAGGCTTCAGTGGATGGGCGTTGATAAACTCATATGCAGACGACAGAAACTGTATGGATTCGCTATCACTCATTGTATTAATGTTGTTCTTGTTAATTTGATGCATAAAAAATTGTAATAAATACTTATTTCAATTTTTTACATTTTTTCATATGTATTACACGTTTCATGGTTATGGTCATGCTTTTGGTCATTCTTTATGCAGGTGGCAATGGCGCCAAACATAACATAATCGACCCCAATGATGCCACGTCATATTTCACAATAAGTGGCAAATCGTTGCCCAAATACATCTCTAGATGGGTACATAACGGCGTGCATTTAATAAAATGGCTCAAGCTCTTTAGCGAAAATTCACCTTGAATGACTACCGACGCGTCCTTCTTTTGAATAAACTCCATGTTCCCGCCAGACTCTGACCGATATATTTTGGAACTGGCGAAATTTCCTTCACATGAGAATATCAAATCATTGCCGACTGACTTAATCTCGATTCTATCGGAAATTCCATTCAAGTCGCGAATAATCTTTTGAAAGTCGGTTGTCGGCAAATTAATGATGGTCGAATATTCCACATCCGGTACGATTAGCTCCTCCATATCCGGATCGATTAATCGCAACTTCTGGCTATAACATTGCTTAATATCGCCATTGTCGTATTGTAGACCCAAATGGGATACAACGCCGTCGTGGTAGTCGGCCTTGTCGATATACATGGACAACGTATCATCATTCGACATGGTCGAAATCACTTTAAACAAATGAAGTGTGTTCGCGCATACAATGATTTTTTCTGGTTCACAATCATACTGCTCAAATTTATATGAGTTGAGCGTCACATTGACTAAAATAGTATGGGTTTTATCGAAGTTGATAATCTTCATTCCGTCCTTGGTAAACGTAATCGTCGCATCGGTTAAAATATCCTTGATGGCAGTGATCATATTGCGAATTGGCTGAATCTGCACGGTTTTTATAGTCATTACATTATTTTCTTCATTCATTTTGGCCGAACTGGTATAATAACATATTAGTGCGTTTGTTTTTATATTTTATTCGATTAAATGTATTTTCCGGATATTTAAACGCACATTCTATACTTTTATGGCGTATTCGTTCAAAATTCTAGGCACAATAACAGATTCGAATGTGATATTTGTATATATTGTTTACACGGACGCGTATACAATGAATGATACGGTTGTACCTAAATATTCCCAATGTTTGTGAATAATACGTTTGATATAGATCAGGCCTAGTATTCACCAACCGTATGCATCTGACGCGGCGGGAGGGGGTCGATCGATGATCTATATCGTCTATCCGCTATGGCGATTTGTTTAGGAACATACCTTGTTGGTATTGATATAATTATATTTTGTAAATATAATATATATTTATTTAGTATATAATGGCAACACAACTCAATACAAATAATTATTCCAAATTAAATAATGATATAACAGATATTATGCGCGCAGGCTCGTATTCAGGTGTTACAATAAACATATATACCGATAGTAACGGCACTATATTTGCAACAGATGGTACTTCGCCAATTGAACGTAAAAAAATAAGCAAGGTAAACACTACGGGCGCTTACACCATTACGGCTACAGGCGAACAAATAAATGCATCAATCGAGATTGTATTTGATGATGGGGCATCGTTCAAAGTATTTGATAATATTGATGAATACTGGTATACATTAGAAGGGGTTGTAATTCAACGTCGCAGATTCTAAATATACAATAATATCATGTATTGTTACATTCATACATGATATGCGCGATTGGACACGGGTTTCTATTTGTTTCCGGTTACTATGGTTGCTACACCATTTTGCATGGCATATTGTCCCACATAAATGGGTTGTCCCTGCCCTTGTTGTGCGCGTTTAAAACTTTCCAAATCGTATAATTGATTCGTCTTTGGGTTCATGGCATAATTCACCCCATTAACCAGCTTTTTCACACCCTTCCAGTTTACGGTTTTGACGTCCAGACCTTCTTTTACATTACTGTCTATCTCGAATGATGGATACGATGAATAATTATTCGATTCTACGAGTCCATATCCGTAGCATACATACGGCTCGGCATTTGCACCTTGCTTTAATCCGGTATATATATTGCAATCGACCGCCGTCTCTTTTATTGCGCGTAAGATTTCATTGTTGATTCGCTGTTTGGAACTCGCAATTTCATACAATGACTCGTCGGTGGTGACCGGTGTCTTTCTATCTACACGACTAATATCGCGAATACGGAGCTCTACGTTCTTTTCGTCAGTTTTCTGTTGCTCGCTCAATGTAGATACATATAAGAACACCTTTACTGTGCGTAGGGCTTCCGGTAAATCTTGATGACTGCAGATACGTCGTGCACGACCGACCACTTGTTCTACGCGGACCATGTGCCAATATGGCTCTACAATATGCACATATCGGGTGTTTCGTAAATTGATGCCTTCTGCGCCTGACGATGTAATCATTATCATTTTTATCACATCACCGTAAATGTTGTTTTCGGCATATTTTCGCAATTCGGTTACAATAGGTTGGGGCACAAACTCCCACGTTCCATTGTATACATTGCGTATTATTTCTTTTTCTTCCGGTGTCTCCGTTCCGGTATATAATACGAATTTGGATTTTGCCATGTCTTCTTCGGCAATATCCAATGCCCATTCTTCACCTTCGCGCTTGAGTTTGAATTCGGCCATTCCATTTGCTAACAGTATCAACCGCATGATACCGATTCCCTCGATTGTACGGAAATGACTGTATAGCAAATGTAATCCTTGATTTTCAGGATCCATTATATTTTCTAGGATTTTTGCAAACTTGGGGCTATATTCGGGCAGCGCGTCTTTTGATAAGTACTCGCTTATTTCGGTTCCGTCTATTTTTCGGCTTACTTGCTCCATAACCGCGTCGATTCGTCTGGCATATGTGTCGTCGACTTCTTTCGGCTGGTCGGGGATGTCTTGCATATCATCATTATCGGTTTGCTGAACTGCCACCATATTATCCATCGCATTTTCGTCGATTTCTTCATCTTCTGCTTTGCCCGCTCTTGGCCCTGGCACGGGTCGATCAAGTCCTGGTGGAAAGGTAAAATTACATGCTGCACGCGAGAATATTCGATATGTCGATGAGACGTTGTATAACTCGTCGGCCTTCCCTTGATGCATACGCTTCATCTTTGTAGATTTCTTTTCGCGGTCCGCCTCTTCTTTTCTTATTTTTTCGTAAATGCCGAACTGATGTGGCGTCATGGGTGTTTTTATTACATGGTATGTATCCCCCGCTTCTGTTAGTTCAAACTCGGGCAGTAATTCTTCTTGAGCACTGCGGAAATACGATGTCAATCCCAATATGCGTCGCTGAAACACATTGATGTTTTTGGTTTGTCCCTTATCAACATCTATGAAGCTATTGAAGAAATCGTCGCGGTCATCGGGCAATGCCTTATTGTTGACCTCTTCAATCATCGCTTCTTTTACCGCGATTCCATTTTTCGCACTCTTCAATATTCGCAAGACGCTTTCTAAAAATTGGGCGTCTGTGAGATTGCCGCTTTCATCGAGACGAACACCGTTATATCGTTCAAACGCTTCACTGTCTCCGCCGGATTGATTTCGGCGTGTCTTGTTGGCCCCACCTTTTATTTTAATAAGCACCTTCTTTGTTCCCTTTAATGCACCGCGCTTCTTTGTATTAATAAACCCATACGGATTACGTGTAATCGTGAGTTTATTGTCGCTATAATTCAAATAGTCGTGCGTTTTTAGGTTCGCATCGTCCAACATGTTAAGTATCGTATCTCGGTTCAACTTTTCGGTTTTCTCCCATGACACTGGAATCGTCCATGTCTTTATATAACCACGTAATATGTTGTATAATATACTGATTTCATTGGGGTAATTGATTATCGGCGTGCCAGTTAACAACACCACTTTCGCATTGGACGCGCTTAACAAATAATTGTAGAGTTTGTGGGATATCGAATCTGGCGATTTTATCTTATTTACAATGCGGCTCACGAAATTGTGGGCTTCGTCTATGACAATGACTGCGTTGTCGAATGGGTTGCGACTATAATCGCCGGTTAATTCCTTCATTTTTCGTTCATTCAGGCCGTTGTAGTTAATGTCCGTATATTTGCTTCGAATCATCGCGTTTAATTGGTCGTCTACCGCAGTTTGGTGTGCCACCGATAGACTCGTGTAATTCGATTCCCGGTTGATATTTACCAACCATGCTCCGCCGTTTTCGGTTATATATTGTGACGACAGTGACAGCGCGCGTGCTAATATGCCAACATATGTGGGGTTACCATCAATCGAAATAAACTCCCAGAATTGGTTCTTTTTATACAACTCGTCGCCGCATTTCTTCATTTCACTGAAAAAATTCATTTTCAGCGACGCAGGTGTCATTACAAATATACGCTTATCACTTTTCATGCCTTCAGCAATTGCAATAGATGTACACGTTTTACCGGAACCTAAACCGTGATATAATAACAATCCTCTGTATGGCGTGTATAAATTTAAATAGTCGCGCACTATTTTTTGGTGGGTTAACAAATCGAATGTATTGCTCGTTGCTTGGGTGTCACACGATATCGATGCAGCCGCATCGCGCATTTCAACCTGATACGGTGCAAATATTTCTGCCATTTTCTGTACGAACATTTTACGGTTATTCATGTAATAACTGGGAGCTTTTACAATAACCTTTTCGCGGTCCTTGGGCAACCGGTCGATGACTTTTTGCTCGCGAATAACTGCGGTGGTCATGTCAACGATTGCGACTGGTTCGGCCTCACCCTGCTTACCTGTGATTTTCAACTTTCGTGGCTTCTTTACGGGTGCCTCTTCCGGTGCTTGAACCGGTTCGTCAATCAACAATTTGGACGCATCGATTTGCTTGGCTTCTGCGGGTCGGGGTTTTACTTGCCGCACTGTTTTTGCAGTCAATACCGGCGCGATGGAGCTTGGCACGGCAGTCGACCGTGCAGCAACAGTTGGCGCAACATCCACAGTTGGTACAACAATCGTTTGTTCGGCCACTGCTTGTTCGACTACTTTATCTTCCATTTCGTCGACCACCACACCCATCGATTTATTTTGGATTCGTTTCAATACCGCCAATCTATCCATCATGCTGGTTTTGCGTTTATCCACAATCTTGAATCCGGGTTTGGCACTATCTGTTGGCGGGACATCAATGCCGGCTTTTGCTACGACTGGCTCATTCGAATCTTTCGATTCGTCTGTTCCTAATTCGGCGATATCTAGTTCCTCGGCATTTGCGAGACGTTCTCGTTGTTCACGTATTTCTTCCTTTGGCTTTGCCAATCCCAAATGTACCTGACCAAATTTCATCGGTAACGGACGTTTTTCTAATAATTCGTCTAAACGTCGATAGGATATATTACTCATTATTCGTTATAAATATATTATATTGTTACAAAATATTTACAGGTGGTTATACGTCAACATGTTAAAAAATGTTGTTTACATCGGTTCTGCAATATCCGTGATTACTGGCAAATGATCTGAACCATAGAGTTTCATTCCCTCGTCAAATGTGGTCGGGCTGGCATAACATTTGGACGGTATTTGTTTTTTTGTACCGCGCGTCAATATATTATCGATGTTCATATTGCGTTCATTGTAATATGTTGGACATTTATTATGTACCATGAACCCGGCTATATCATAGAATTTACTGCCCGCTCGGCATACCTGATTAAAGTCACCCGCAATAATATTTACACATTTGTTGGATCGACACGTGTTACACGCTTCTTCCATTTGATCATATCGTTTTTTGCGCGAAAGGTCGTCGAGATGTATATTAAATACATCATAATGGATATTGTTGTGTATACATTGCGTGTATAATCCATAATCTTTCGATTGATGTTTTACATCATGGTGTGCGAACATACTTCGCTTTACCATTGTAACATTACCACTTTTACTGTCGCTTTTATACTGCCATACGATTTTGTTTAATCCGGATATGATGTAGTCTTTTTCAAAATTTGCAATCAGCTTTTTATGCTCTTGTGGCATGACTTCTTGCAACATTACTATGTCTGCGTCCACTTTCCGTATTAATTCGGTTATTTTTGTAAATCGCTGTGGTCGATTAAATAACATGGTGTGGTCTGCGTCCTTATAATATGATTTCTTTATCCATTCTGATGCTAAAATATTCCAAGACAATATTCTCATATACAACCCTATATACATATATAGAGATATGAAACTGCCGGAAATGATTGCATAATTACTTGACTTGAATTTACACAATTTTAGCAGTATATATTCTCGTGTAATATATATATTACATGGCGCATTCAACAAAGAAAGGACACGGACCCACCTGGCGGCATAAAGAAGAAGACAAAAAATTTGATAATTTTAAAACGAAAGACTGAACGGAATATACATTGCATGTTCCCAATTTTAATCAATCTGCTGAAAATAGGAAATCATCAGAAAGATATAAAGATGTATTTGACAAAATTAAGACGAAAGTAAAAGATGATCCTGCCATTGAAAAGAATGAAGATGGATTACCTATTTTACACCACGTTGCGTGGGCTGAATTATTGAGTTCTACTTTAAAAGAACTTAATATAAAATGGGGGGTAAACGATAAGATTTGGGTATATAATATAATTCATGATCCAAAAAAAAAGATAGCAATGTATGTAGCTATTAAACCTAATATTACTCAGTATAAGGCTAACCGAACCGCACGAAAAGTAAGTGCGCGAAAAGTAAGTCCAATGCCCCCAGCACCGCCATCATTAGATTCTGATAATGCGGTCCTTCACGATGGATATATTAGCGATAAAGATATAGTATTTGGTACAGAACCGTTGGGTACAATAACCCAACAGTTTTATGTTAGGACACGATTCAATCATAATAAGTATTATTATCTCAATAAAAAAGACGCAGATGAAGGCAATTCGAATTATGATCACGTTGAGGAGTATGTGAGCGAAGATGAGAAAAGTATTTCAAGTGCAGATCACGACGAAGATGAGAAAGCGTCTAAGGGTGGTAAAAGCACTAGAAAGAATCTAAGACGCAAATCAAACAATACTCGACGTAACATGACAACAACCCGTTGAAAATAATATATTGGCGTCTAAATAGTTTTGTTTGATTTTGATAAATCGTTGTAAAATATGGAAAAGCATATTTTACACCATACCATGCATTGGATTATTTCTGTACGAAGAGTTCCTTCGCAATCGTTTTTATAATTTTGTTATCTAACTTAATTTGCTCTTCTTCCACATCACCCAGAATCTCCTTCATCATTTTGTAACAGAATTCGTATGTTCTGGTTTCCATCACTTCACAATCCGGGTGCGCGGTTCTCCATACAGGCACTGTTCTGTAGTTATTCATGGATATCCTGCTCAATATTCTGCGCAGCTTTGTCAATTCGTCTGTATCTTTACTCCAGCCGGCGTCGTCTTTGATGTACATGGTCTCCCGCTTAATATCTGTGCAATGAATGGGACGCTTGGTAATGTCCATATCTTTGAGGCGGGCCATGATCATCTTGGTCATACCATTCACATATCCATGATTGCCAATGTATTCTAGCTCATCAATGTGAACATTCAGGTTACGGAGAAAATCTGTAATGCTCATTGCGTCTTTGCATGTGTCGTTGAGGAAAAAATTCAGGTTGAATTTCTGGTTGTTGTTCGTTGTGTTGTTTGTCACATTGGTAATCATATTTGGATTATTTTTTACTGCGTCGACGAGTTGCTTTTGCAATTCAATATTTTGCTTATTCGACTCTTGTAGTTGTGTATATTGATCTACCATCATGGTTTTGAAATCCTGATTTTGTTTTAACAATGTTACCACTGTTGCTGCATCAATCGTATTAATAGATTGTGTATATTCTTGGATGTTACATGATTGTTTATGTTTCCATAGTCCCGAGTGAAACCTATATTGTTTTTTACATTTATCGCACTCATATATCTTTGTCGCATTTTGCGTGTTTTCTTGTATTCTATTATGTTTTGCAGTGCCCAAATGTTTATTAAAATCATATTTATTGCTGCATACAAAGTTGCATTTTTCACATGTAAGTGTTCGTGCGACTTTCATTGTATCCATTTGTATTCGAAAACGTATACATTTAGAGTACATAAAAAACGCCTAAACTTTCCGCGTGGATTTTTCCCAAAAAAAAGTATGCAGTCAACCTGAAATTATATTTTTGGGATTTAAAGCATTATGCAGTAAAACTGATTTTTCATATTTTTCGGAAAAAGAAGTGGCCTCACTTTCCAAAAATGGACATTTTTAAAATGTCCTTTTTCGGAAAATACCAGCACAAGTTTATTCAACTGTTTTTATGTGGGATATTATTATGTGGGAATGGGATACTATATTTGAGAACCAGTAATGAAATGTATATAGACCGATTGTTATGTGGTTCATTGCATAAACGTTTTTTACGCTTATTTATTACAACACAATATTCTTGCGACATTTTAGATTTATATATAAGAAGTTATAACATGTTAATTTTAAATCAATTATATATATAAATCTGCGTTTGAAATGTAAAATGGTGTAACAGCGTTTACCAATCAACATGTAATTGGAGTCTCACATCATATGGTCGAAATAACCTCTTTTTCCCATTCAGTCTGGTTGCCGATTAGATACACTTTGTTTTTGGGAGGCAATACCACAAAACTGTCATAAAAACTATAAATACGGATATTTTCTTCTGCATATGCAGCGCCTGCATGAATTACGTCACTGCGCAACACGCATATTTGCCCCTTTTTCAGGTTGACCGTCTTCTTAACTATCGGCGGGTCGAATTTTTGGTTGTCATTCAGTCGCATCCAATTGTGACTGTTTTCCCACACATCAATACACGTATTATCCATAATGGCGGTTAACACGATAATGGGTATTTTTTGTTGGCGAGTACTCACAATATGCGCTGTATCGGCCATGGGAGCTAAATATTTAAATGTGGTTTGCCTTTCGCTTCCATCGGGCAACATGATTGTGTAATAGAAATTTGGATAATCGTCTTTGTGGACTTGATTAATCTTAACAAGTATATTTTGTGAATCTTTCGTATAAAGTAGAGAATCCCCCTTTTTTATTGCAGACTCTTCAAATGATTTTGGGGGCTCAATCAACGCTAAAAAATCATCCGTCTTAAGATAGTCACTATGCGGCGGTTGCGGCGCACAACCGGCGACTGACAAAAATACCGACGTAGATCCGTACTGTAAATTATTTGTAATGACGCTATTTTTTACCAAAACGTCGTGTATTTTTTGTAGCAACGGAGATGTTGAGACAATGTTTGCTAGGTATCGTTTTTTATCATTGGCATCCGGCGACGGACCATTAAATGTATAAGTCACCCTTTTGTTTGCAAACAATGTACGGCATTCATGCACTATGGTTTTAGGAACGGACAATTTTTGTGGAAGTATAACATATCCGGCGGAGTGTAGGTCGGCAAATATATTTGGCATAACTAATAATTATAGTCGATTGTATCTATATCAATTCAAAAGATATTTACCCGCCAACATTTTAATTCTTCAATGGTCTAAAATGACTCCAAATGCCGGATGGCTTCTTCGCACGCGATTTGTTCCGCCTTTTTCTTAATTTTATGTGCACCTTCACCCAAAAATATAAAAACCTTGCCCTGTTTCGACATGAATTGATGTATATCATTGTAATTGTTGAAATGAGTTATTGGGGTCGCTTTATTTGGGGTAAGATTGTGAACGGATTGGCCCAAACACATGAATACACCCATTTTGTAACCTCCATCGCCATCTTGCACTGCGAGTTCCAAGTAATCCGGTGTCACCTTAAATTCCTTTTGTATTTTTACTTGCAGAATGTTTTTATAATTATCATCATTGCGAATTAAACTTATCCAGTCGACGTGTTGTTCGAATACCGATTCAATAAATATTTGTGCCATTTGAAATCCAGGGCCCGTCACAAAGACGTTCTTAAACCAGCCTTCCTCATCCGTGACTTCAATGCGATTAAAATCCAAAAACATCGCACCAATAAACGCTTCAAATAAACAGCCGAGCTTCTTCAAATTGGTACGGATTTGCTTTCCTTCCGCATGTTTTGATAATACTACCCAATTGTATAACCCCATTTCGTGTGCCATTCTACCGATCGATTCATTCTTAACGAGAGCAATCTTTTTTTCGGTCATAAACCCTTCATTTTCCTTTGGAAATCGACGATACAAATAGTACTTGGTTACGCATTCCAATACACCGTCCCCAATAAATTCCAAGCGTTCATTTGATTTTGTAAAAAGAGGCATGCAATTATCGGGTTTAGGTACAATTACAATATTGTTGTTATTATTTTCCAAATGGGGGCGCTTGATATACGACCTGTGAATAAACGCCCGCTTATATAATTCAAAATTGTGGATCGGGGTGTTAATGCCGTATTTCCGCAAAAATGTTTCTACTTGTTCTTTTGTAATTAATTTATTTAGGGGGTTGTATGGATCGAAAATATATGTATCCACGCCGTTTTGATTTTTCTCAACTCGAATGTCGTCGTCTATATTCATATTATTCTGTAAATAAGATGAATACAGTTGTATAATAATATACACCCATAACATTTATATTGTTTGCGTTTAGTATTTATCGGGTGTAGAATAAAATATTTAGTTAGTATATATTATAAGAATGGTTTATAGTCAAACAAAGCGCACTGCATCTGTTTCTAGCATTACAAATCGGGCTCAGGGAGGAGGTGAGAAAAAGGCGGGTTTGCCTTATTTAGTCGGCCGCACTGCGTCGTCATCCATCGCACTTGACGGCACATCTCAAAGGTTGAGCATCTTGCAAATGCCGTTGACGACCACGGTGAGACCTTCTCGCCCCATTGGAGTAACCCCCGCCAACGGACGTTACTACAAGAATGTTTAATTTATTTATACATCGACTATAACATCGAACATAACATCAATTATGGAAACAATATAATAATGTGACAGTTATTATTATATTGTTGAGAACCTGTAAATGAAAGTAATTATTGATGAACGAGAAACCGAGCTATTTGAGAAGTGTGAATCACTAATACGTAGTAGTCGCATTCCGTCCAGTGTAGAGTTGTCAAAAGAAGTGTTGAATTTAGGGGATGTGCTGATAAAAACCGACGACGACAAAGAGGTTCTCCTTATTGAACGTAAATCATTTCAAGATTTATTGGCATCTATCAAAGATGGTCGTTACGAAGAGCAATCTTATCGCCTACTTCATTCGAGTGGATTCCCACCCCATTCCGTGTTTTATTTAGTGGAAGGTATGTTCGCCCAATTACGTGCACCACTCGAGAAAAAAATCATCATGTCGGCAATCACTACTATGCAATTCTTTAAAGGGTTTAGTGTACAGCGCACGTCCACCGTACATGAATCCGCTGAATGGTTGTTGCATTTTGCCGAAAAAATCGAGCGAAATTTTTCGAAGGGGGTGATTCCTTATTATTTAACACGCCCATTCCGGAAATACTTTACACCCCCTTCCAGAGAACCAACTATACAAAGTGCAGACGAATCAACCAATGTAACCGAAACGCCCTTACATTCTGGTGAAAACACGGGTCACGTAATAACAGAACCAGTCCAAACCGCCGCCGATTATTGTCATGTAGTGAAAAAGGTGAAAAAAGAGAACGTTACCCCCGAAAACATTGGCGAAATTATATTGTGTCAAATACCGGGAATCAGTTCGGTCACTGCGATTGCTATCATGAAACATTTCAATCACTTTACTCATTTTATAGAAGAATTAGCAAAAAATCCGGCATGCATCGAGAACCTGACAACAGAAACCAACGGAAAAGTTCGTAAAATCAGCAAAAAATCCATCGAAAGTATCAGGTCTTATTTGATGAACACGAATGCCGCAAAATAACAGAATCCGTATATATGCATACTGTAATGGAGAACCGCGAACAATGGTATTGTTACATATTGAGGAATAAACAATCTCAATATAGTCATCTAACGTACAACGGGTCAACGAATGACCCGTATCGGCGATTGCGCCAACATAATGAAGAAATTGTGGGCGGTGCAAGATATACACATGGCCGCGGCGGAGGGTGGGAGATATATGCATTGGTCACCGGATTTGTAGATCATAAAAACGCACTGTCATGTGAATGGCGGATCAAACATACGAATGGAAAACCTGGAAAACGGCCAACCCCGCACTTGGGTATGGTAGGACGTATCAAGGGTTTGTGCGATGTTCTCAAATTGGACAAATGGACCAGTAAATGCACAGTAAATAATGCCGATGTTCCATATACACTCTATATCGCAGAAGACGTTGCGCGATTTATAGACCGTTCTCAAGTCCCACCAAATATTACAGTCATTGTTGGTATACCAATATTTGATGGTAAAAAAAAGATACAAGGGGATACAAAATCTACAGAGGGCGCGGACATGACAGAGCAATCGTCATAATCACTTTCTTTTTTTTAGTGGATAGAATGGGGGGCAATGCAATTGTCCAGCAATCGCATCCAAACAATTGCGATCAAAGCTCACTGTTGCCGGATATTTATGTAATATGGGCGCGACTGTTGCGAATGCCCGCCCCGAACTAGAATAATGCTCGGGATATAGTTCATCGTCGTCAGTCAATGTTTCATTTATTATTGTGTTGACCGACGATTTGTATTCAGCGTTTCCATCTGCATCGAGATAGTGGTTGTCGGCCCATGCATCTTCGCCGTCGCTAATATCGCTTATATCGCTCGTATAGAAATAATTCTGTACTTCTGCTGGATGGGTCGGCTGACGCGATGCTGCATGACAATATTCGTCAGTGACCCGACTACCCATGTACTCATACACCTGGCAATCCATGCAATATTGTTTGAATATGGAATCGTCGCATCCATATTCAAAGCATCCCTCGCATTCGTCGGGGCCGGTTTGTTCGAAATGATTTATTGCCCATTCCAATGGGAAACAAGTCGAATATTTTTGATTGTTATATATGTAATATTTAGGCATTGCCTTTTGTATACGCTGCATGATTGAATGTGGATTGATAGACGATTTGAATCGTATGTTTAGATGTGGTTAGAATATAGCCAAAGATTCCTCTCAATTTTACGCATTTTTATACAATTATTCTAACACTTCTCGCCTATATTTGGTGGTCTATAAGATATCCTTCGGTCCAGGCATTACAGAAGGTATGGATGGATAAAAAGCCACTTTCGGGTTAAAGAACGAAGGCTTTGTAATCTCATTGCCAACATATTTACCAGAATCCACCATTTGTTGGGTATATGTAATTCCGGCCCATTTTGAATCCATTGGATTGTCGCTAATTTTCTTTGCATTGGTAGAGTCGTGTATCGCATCTATATTTGTATATTGTCCTACATATTGGCTAGTGGGGTCAAACCCGTTGTATTGGTCCTTGTTATAGGGAGGATTTGCCCGGCTCGCATCTGCACGTTGAATCACATTGGACCCCGCACCCGATTGACTCGTCGCGGCCGCGCTTTCGACCGGTAACCCGCCCTGCTTATCAAACGGACTTGGTCTCACTCGATATACGTCATTCCCTTGTGCATTATTTTCTTGTTGCAAATAAAGAACCGGACACGAGTTGCCCTTGTCCTTTTGTATTTCTAAATAGTTAATATACTCGTCTAAATTAAAGAACGATATGGGGTTATTTTCATCCTCGGGCTTATTTGTATTGTATAATAGCAATGCATTCCCTTTTTGAATGAGCAAATTAGGACAACTATCATCTTTATTTCCCATGGGTTCATTTGTGGACATATTTATGCTAACGTTCCAATACATAGTTACATAAAGGCCCAATATAAACGTAAATATTAAAAACAATAGAAAGATTCGTTTGGAAATTGACATCTGTATATATTTTTACGGATATAAATATTTGAACGTTTAGAAAATTATATCTGTAAATACTATATTAGTATGCCGAGTAAAAAGCCTACTCGTAGCAAGCGAAGTTCCAAGAAAAATAAGAACTCGGGTAGTACGCGAAAACGCAAACATTCGTCAAAAAAATCAAAATCATCAAAGAGCCACAAACAACCGAGAATAGAACAAATTGAAAAGATGTGGAATAATATATTCAGCCCCAAAAGCGAGTCTGCTGTGCAAATTCCAGAGACCAGTAATGATGCAACCCAAGACAGCAATAAGAAGACGGTTATTGTCTTAATACACGCCGACTGGTGTGGGCACTGCAAACGGTTAGAACCCGAATGGAAGACAATGAAAGAATCGCTCGATAATAACGTGAACCAAAACATTATATTTGAAGAAATCGAAAGTGCCGAGCTCGACAAAAAGCTGCCAATGGTATCTAAAACATATATGCACGGAAAACCGCTCGAATATCGTGGATTTCCCACAATTGGAAGCATACGTAACGGCAAGTTTGAAATGTATGGCGGAGGTCGAACTGCACCTGAATTATTAGAATGGGTTCGACATTTGGTTGCATAATACCCCTTTTATCATTTGAAATGTCTATTTCTATATAGTGAAAATTATATAAAAATAATTAATTATATTACATTATTAATGAGCACAGAAGAAGTTATTCAAGAAGATAATAATTTAGATATAGAAACGTGTGAGGAATGTACTAGTGAAATAAATTGCAATAAAGATAATATATACATTCTAACAAAGGAGGATGAAAACGACAAACTATGGTGTCAATCTTGTTTTGAAGAACTTTGGAAAGAATATAGCATTAATGGGTGGACAGGTGATGACATAGAATATTATTTAGAATTGGAAAAAGAAGAAAAATAAGCATCTTAATTGTTTTATTCTATAAAAATCGGCATTTGAAATGAAAAGGTTGTAAAATTGAAATAAACCGAATTATTCTGTTGGTTGATAATCTAACAAAATAATCTAAACGCAACTCGTGTAAATCAATAAGATGGCACAGCCAAAGGAACAAGTCAGTGCAGTCGGCTCGGTTCCCGGTCCGTTGAAATTGAAAACCAAGAAACCGACAATTGTCAAATCATTTCGGTTGATTGATTTTCATATTTACGACGAAGCCCCGCAAAAAGAGGAAAATAGTGATTCCGGCTCGGATGGCGACAAGAATCCGTCGAAACGTTACAAGCCGACGACCGACGAACTACAGTTTGTTATTCAAATGTTTGGCATAAACGAAAAGGGAGAGACGTGCTGTATTTACGTGAATGATTATTTGCCATTCTTTTATGTGAAAGCCGGGGACAACTGGACCAACATTACCGCGGGGGAGTTTGTACGCGATTTGCAAAACAACCCGAAATTGGATAAAAGATTCAAGAATTCTATATTATCATATGAATTGGTCGACCATTATAAATTATATGGCTTTTCGGGTGGAAGAAAAGACAAGTTTGTGAAATTAGTCTTCAAAAATTCGGTTGCAATGAATAAATTCAAAAATTTATGGTACACCTACAACCGCGACGAGGAAACCAACGACGGCGAGTATCGCACCCGAAACAATATCATCTTCCAAAACAATTCGATGGATTTATATGAGAGTAATATACCACCGCTACTGCGATATTTTCATATTCATAACATCAGTCCATCTGGATGGGTTTGTTTCAATACGAGCCGGGTCATAAAACCGCCCATTCATACGACCACGTGTACATATGAATACATATGTCCATTAAGTGAATTGGTATCCCAGGCAGAGAAAGAGACCATCGTCCCATACAAGATCTGTAGTTTTGATATAGAAGCTAGCAGTAGTCATGGTGATTTCCCGATTCCAATTAAAACATACAAACGGTTTGCTGCAAATGTAGTGGATATATTCTTAAAACAAATGCAGGTAACCAATGAAGCCATGTCGAAACATTTATTACAAAAAATGATTCTGGCCGCGTTTGGATTCGGTAAGTTTGAAGACGTTGATGTAGTCTATCCAAAGGAACCGCCCGCGCGTTCTTATTTGGATAAATACATACAATTACTCCTCGACGAATCATTGGAAACGGTAAAAAAGGCGACGACACAAGTCGAGTCCGGATATTTGTTGACGATTGATAGCATTTTTGAGCAAATGAGGGAGAATCAACAATTTGCCAGTGGAGGCGGTGATGGGGACGGGGACAGCGATGATGAGGGTGGTGGTGGTGGCGGTGGTGGCGGCGGTGCAGGCGCTGAACATGAGTCCGGTGGATACAGAGCCGGATATAAATCTACGCGTCAACCCAAAGTCAAGCGCAACGCAACCATATTGGATATATTGTTGAGTACCGAGTACAATCGTGATGAGAAAATACAAATCCTGAATGAAATCCTCACACGATTATTCCCGCGGCTAAAAGGGGACGAAGTGACGTTCATTGGTTCCACATTTTTAAAGTATGGCGAAAAAGAGCCATATTTAAACCATTGTTTAGCGGTCGGTACATGCGATGATATTCCTGGGATAAAAGTGGAGTGCGCGACGACGGAAAAAGAAATGTTATTGAAATGGGCTCACTTGATACAAACCGAAAATCCCGATATTATTATTGGATACAATATATTCGGTTTTGATTATGAGTTCATGTTTCGCCGAGCACAAGAAAATCACTGCGAACGTGAGTTTCTGTTGTTATCGCGGAAAATAAACGAACTATGTGCAACCGAGAGTCGCGAAAACCCGGGCGAATTGAATATCGAGCATACCACAATGCAAATCGCCAGTGGTGAATATGATTTGCGGTATTTTAAAACTGCGGGTCGACTACAAATCGATATGTATGCCTATTTTCGACGTGACTTTAATTTGTCGTCGTATAAATTAGACGATGTCGCAGGTCAGTTTATTAGCGATTCTGTTAAATATGTGCGCAAATCGCAAAGCGAACAGCACGGTGACGTGACAGAATTATGTAGTAATAACCTGATGGGATTAAATGTCGGGGATTTTATTCACATTGAGTTGACTGGATTCACTGCGGACTATTACGACAATGGCAAAAAGTTTAAAGTGGTAGATATCCAGCATAATAAGGAAGTCATACATGAAGTAAAAGGCGTCGAACAACCAAACACATATAATGTGATTGTGATTGCCGGACACTACGACCTGGATAACAGCAAATCGATTAAATGGGGTATGGCAAAAGACGATGTTACCCCACAAGATATATTTCGATTGGCGAAAGGGTCGTCGGCTGACCGCGCTATTGTGGCAAAATACTGCGTTCAGGATTGCAACTTGGTGCATCATTTAATGAATAAAATCGATGTGATTACCGGTTATGTAGAAATGTCGCGCATTTGTAGCGTGCCGATTAGCTTTCTCGTATTTCGTGGACAAGGCATTAAACTAACCAGTTATGTTGCAAAGAAATGCCGTGAAAAAGACACTCTTATGCCCGACCTGGAAAAAACGAAGATTGCAGAGGGTTATGAGGGCGCAATTGTGTTACCTCCAAAATGCTCCATGTATATGGACAAACCCGTCGCATGTGTAGATTATGCATCATTGTATCCGTCCGCGATGATTAGTCAAAACTATTCACACGACAGTAAGGTGTGGTCCAAAGAATACGATTTACAGGGGAACTTGATTGAGGTTCGCGGCGAAAGAGACAAGCGCGGCAAGTTCGTTTACGACAATTTGCCGGATTATCAATATATTGACATTGAATTCGATACATACCGTTATATCCGCAAAACGCCAACTTCAAAAGCGGATAAAACCAAAGTGGGTAAAATGGTTTGTAGATGGGCGCAATTTCCGGACGACAAAAAAGGGATTATGCCGTCTATTTTGGAGGAATTATTGAAAGCGCGAAAAGACACACGTAAAATGATTAAAACCGAAAAAGACCCGTTCATGCAAAACATTTTGGACAAGCGTCAATTAGGTTATAAGGTCACCGCGAATTCGCTGTATGGACAATGTGGATCGCGTACGTCTACGTTTTACGATAAAGACGTCGCAGCATCTACCACTGCGACGGGTCGTATGATGATTACGTATGCAAAGCGAATTATCGAAGAAGTCTATGGCGACCGAATATACGATTCAAAAACAAATGGCAGAGTGCGTACGCGCGCCGAATATGTATATGGCGACACGGATTCCGTATTCTTCACATTTAATTTGGAGCATCCCGAAACGGGCGAGAAAATTCGCGGTAAGCCGGCATTAGAAACTACGATTGAAATTGCTCAAGATGCGGCACGATTATGTACGAGTTATTTGAAACCGCCCATGGGGCTAGAGTATGAAAAGACGTTGATGCCATTTATATTGTTATCAAAGAAACGATACGTCGGCATATTATATGAAGATAACCCAAACAAAGGGTATTTGAAATACATGGGACTGTCATTGAAGCGTCGTGATTCGTGTGATTATTTGAAAGACGTGTATGGCGGTATATTGAACATTTTGATGAAAGAAAATAACATTCAAAGTGCGATTACATTCCTCGAAAAGTCGTTGGCAGATTTGGTGGCGGGTAATGTCAGTATGGACAAATTGGCCATTACAAAGGCGTTGCGAAGTGGATATAAAAACCCGAATCAAATCGGCCATTTTGTATTGGCGGAACGTATTGGAAAGCGAGACCCCGGTAATAAACCGAAACCGGGAGATAGAATGAAGTTTGTATTTGTTGTAAATGATACACCCAAGGCGCTGATGGGCGACAAAATAGAAACCCCGGAATTCATTGTGGAAAGCCGTCTTAAAATCGATTATACGCATTATATTACGAACCAAATCATGAAACCGTTACAACAATTGTTCGGTCTGGCATTGGAACAAATATGGGAATTGCAAGGCAAGACATCCGCGATTAAAACACACCAAACTGAATTGAAACGGATGGCAAAAGAGTTTCCAGATATAGAAATATTCATGAAAAAGAAGGAAAAATATTGTTCCGCAAAAGTAAAAATATTATTATTTGACGATGTTCTTAGCAAAATATATAACCAGAAAAATAATATTCAAACAATTACATCGTTCTTTCGACGATAGTGCAACACACAATACATACTGTATTGTTACGTAAAATATTTGGAAACATCCAAGTATTTTATTTTTTTACGCATACATTGCAAATAATGCATCTTTCGCCGCATTATCTATGCGGAATGCAGACGTTAACCATGTCAGCATAATGAAAAATGCGATGATTACACAAATACGAATAGATGAGTGTGTTGAATTATCGGTCCAATACATATTTATTACATGGTGATATATTTTTGAGGGCGTTTGACTGGATCAGCAGGCGCGTTTACCGCCTGCCCATAAATCCGCGTCCAAGCAAATTGTCGGACGAATCGTAATATTCTTCGTATTCAATGGGAAATTCGAACGTAAGAACTGGTGTATTGGATATATCAATCGCACTGCGTAAATATTGCTGTAGATCGGTTCTATTATTATTACTTGGGTCAATCGCCAATGCTGCTCGCAGCAATATTTCAAGCGAATTTCCTAAACTATTCATGCTTGTTGCGCGATTATTTGTAATGGGTATTGTGGTCGAATTCGGCGCTGTTGTCGGCTCGTTTACAGTATACGAACCAGTAACTCCATTATTATTGTCCGTCCAATCCCCATGACCGTCGGCGTCACTGTCATCATTATTGTCATCATCATCACTGTCATTCAGTTGATTAGTAGCAGGTGGCGCCGCGTGTTCGCGAATATCATGTCTACATACTGGGCATCGAACATGATTTTGAAACCAGTTAAGAAACGATTCTTCATGAAATGAATGCCGGCAATAATGTATCCGGCGTACCCGGTCTCCAGACTGAAATTCACACATCGTTATGGGGCACTGTGTATTCAGTAGCTCAATCGTTCCATCATATTCAAATGACTCACTCGCAATGTCAATTTGCGCCTGCGTTGGGCGAACAACCACGTCTTGAAATAGTGTAGCATCGTTAGGTCGTATGGTAGATGGATACAGCAAATATGAAAAAAGATTATTTGATGTTGGTTGCCTTAGGGGAGGCGGTCGACGAGGTTCTTGTGGAAAATAATCGTACGCAGATCCGCCGGCTGACCGGTTCGCATTACGATACATTGGTTGGGATTGTTGGCCGGCCAATATCCGTATAATATCTATCAATTCTCGGGTACTTCGAACATGATCTTGCATGACGGCATTATATCGGTCAATTACTGTCGTATTTGAACGTATTAATTCGCGAATCATAGATATGATTTGCGCCGTCGTTGCATTCGCATTACGCGGTGGCGGTGTAGGTGGCGGCGCTGGCTGCGCGGTCGAATTCCCTCCACCCGTAAAATAGTTGCGAATGGCATCTGTAACAACATGTTGTATAGTTTCTGTAAAATGCGAATAACTACCTGTACGGGGTCTATTATTATCCATATTGTAATATAATATAAAGATAATTATGTTTATATCATTATAACATAGTTTACCAATACAATGGATTTGACCAAATATAAAGATAAAGGCAGAATTGGCCTAGAAAATCTAGGCAACACATGTTTTTTAAATGCATGTATGCAAGTGCTTAACAATACATACGAGTTGAACGACGTATTAGACGCAAACATCAGCGCGGATTTGCCCAAGAAAGAAATACCTGATGCAACCATATTGAATGAATGGAACGATTTGCGACAAATCATGTGGAGTGGCAATGGAATTATTGCGCCACGAAAATTTGTCTACAAGGTGCAACAAATCGCAAAGGAAAAGGGGCGCGACCTATTTACTGGCCATGCGCAGAACGACATGCCAGAATTCTTACTTTTTTTCATGGATTGCATACACTCCAGCATTTCGAGACATGTAAAAATGAATATTAATGGAACTCCTAAAAACGACCTAGACCACATCGCGATTCAGTGTTATGAAATGTTGAAAAAAACGTATTTGAATGAATATTCCGAAATTATGAATTTGTTTTATGGCATGTATATATCGGTCATTGAATCGAATGACACTGGTGCGGTACAATCAATCAAGCCCGAAAGCTTCTTCGTGTTAGATGTACCGGTTGCCGATAATGCGCGCGCATTTCAAACATTGTACGACTGTATGGATCATTATACCAAACCCGAAATATTGGACGGCGACAATGCATGGTTTAATGAAAAAACTGGACAAAAAGAGGGGGTTAAGAAACAAATTCGATTTTGGAATTTCCCCCAAATTGTGGTAATTACATTAAACCGGTTTACACCTGACGGCACGGGTAAGATGAACAATAATATAATGTTCCCATTGGATGATTTGGATTTGACGAAATATGCATGTGGATATAGGGCGTCTACATATAAATATGAACTTTACGGAATATGCAATCACATTGGTGGTGTTACCGGCGGTCATTATACCGCATTTGTGCGAAATGTAGACAATATGTGGTTGCATTACAACGATCGCGACGTTGAAATTGTGGATACACCGGAGGCAGTTATTTCACCCGCGGCATACTGTTTGTTTTATCGTAAAAAAAATAACAATGTATAATATATTCGATTTATAAATAATATGAGCAATAATACCCCTGCCACTTTACCTACGGATACCAATACTTTACCGACTACTACTGATACTTTACCGGTTCAGGCATCTACAATACCACTACCGGTGGATATTTCGACAAGTGCCGATCCGTCCGGTACTCTTGCAACATTTACCAATTTAGCAACTGCGGCAAATATGAGTATGTTGATTGGCATTTTAGGCGTATATTTTATCATATACTTTGTTTTGGGTAAATTCTTTAATAAGGGGGAAAATCCAGACGGATTTAACTTGAATTTAAGCAGGTCTTTAGACATGTTATTTTTGGTGATGTTGGGTATTATTACGTATAGTGTATACCAGTCTCACCAACAAAACCCTGATGCTGGTTTCATTCAGGGCATTGCTACGAATTTTGTGGATTACATAAACAATCCTGCATCTGCGTTCACAACTGCGGCGTTCATCGTTATGTTCTATGTGATTGCTTATTTATTTCGCATACCGATGGATTCATTAACAAAACCGACGTTTATGTCCATTATCGAAGGTGGCGTATGGGTAATATTTATTATCGTTTTGTTTATCGATTTTTTTAAATACGTGTTGAAGATTTCGTTTTTCGATTTATTCCCGTTTTTTGCTCCGGCCAAACCTGCACCCAAACCAGACACAGCGGTTGTGCCAAAAGACGATAAATGTAAAACAGAACCAGTCGATGATCCAAAAGCGGAAGTGTTTAATGTTTCGAATAACCGATATACATATGAGGACGCACAAGCAATATGCAAAGCGTACGATTCAACTCTTGCCACATATGACCAAGTTGAAAAGGCATACAACAATGGCGCGGAATGGTGTAATTATGGTTGGTCTGCTGGACAAATGATTTTATTTCCAACGCAAAAAGCGACATGGGAAAAATTACAAAAGGCTGATGAAAATAAAGGGTGCGCTTCGAACCCGACTGGTCAACAAAATTCCCATTCAGCTGGTCATCGCCCCCCGAAAGCAACGAGTCATAAAAATGATTGCGGACGACCCGGCGTAAATGGAGGGTACATTGCCAACCCATACGTGCGATTTGGTGTAAATTGTTTTGGGAAAAAACCGGCGGCAACGGACGCAGATAAGGTTCGAATGAATGCCAAGCAAAACCAGGTCTATCCCAAAACGCCTGCTGAACGTGTTCTTGAAAATAAAGTGGATTATTGGAAACAAAATGCGGACAAATTATTACAGCTTAACTCATATTCAACCACTGCTTGGAATAAAGCCGCAAGTTCAGCTAAATAAGGGTGTGTAAAAATATCATTATTATTTTCGTAACAATAATAATGAAATGGAGGATTAGCGCATTTTCTTTTCTAATTTATCAAACATTTCTTGATTATAAACAAGACTACCTGTCGGTTTATATTGGTCGAGCGGCGTATACTCCTTTCTCCCTTTTTGCAAATTATTGTTTTTGTCATTAAATAATTTTGAGTTCGGGTCTCCGCTTTCATCGGCTTCTTCTGCCTTTAAATCGCGAATAATATTGCCTTTTTCGTCCAATACTTTTCCTGTTTTTTTCTTAATTTCGGTTCTTACATACGACGGTATCCAATTTGCCCAAGACACAAATAGCGCATTCGGGTGTAAATATCGCACATGAAACCCATTCTCTTCTAATTTTACAACTAAATACCCAATACAATCGCCTTGATTATATAGCGGTTCTCCAAATATAAATTCAGGTACTGAAAACCATACATGCGTATCCTTTTTCTGTCCGCGCGTGGTCATCTTAATCTTGTTGTGTATACGATTCAGGATTTTATTGAAAATAGAGAGCTGTTTCAAATCTCGTTGATGGGATTTATCATATAACTCATCAATGTTTACTTTTCCGGTACTTTCTTCGTCCGTGGAAAATAAAAAATTCGACATTTACCAGTTATTGTAATATGCTTATAGAAAAAACATAAATATATTACGTAATATATCATTAATAAGTAATATAACAATTATTCTTCAAAAAAATGGATATATATGCAGTAGATTCAAAAACGGTCGGTCGAGTTGATGACGAGTTTTTGCCAGAATATACAGACCAAGCGCATTATACAAGCCCTAATAACACCACAAATATACGACACATTGTAATATCCGGCGGCGGTACGATGGGATTAGTCTATTATGGTATTTTACAGGAATCGAATAAACAAAACCTGTGGAATATTGACCAGATTCAAACGATTTATGGTACGTCTATCGGCGCAATCTTGGCGACCATTTTATGTCTGCACTATGATTGGAATACACTGGACGACTATTTCATGAAACGGCCATGGGAAAAGGTATTTCACTATGATTTACATACATTGTTCTCGTGTGTGCAGAATAACGGCATATTTACACGGGCGGTTACGGAGCAAATACTTAAACCACTACTGTTGGGGAAAGATATATTACCCACTGTAACTATGGATGAATTCTTTCAAAAAACCGGAATAGAACTACATGTAATGGTGACCAACGTAAACGCATTTGAACCAGTAGATGTTTCTTATAAGACCCATCCAGGGTGGTCTTTGGTCGATGCGGTACATTCATCTTGTGCAATACCGGTTCTGTTTAAACCGATTAGTATTGACGGAATTCTATATTGTGATGGTGGGTTTTGTGTGAATTACCCCATCAAACAGTGCATCGAAAACGGGGCAAATCCGGATGAAGTTTTTGGGATTCAAAATACTGAAATTGATAATGAGGAAATAGATACTACTATGTTCTCATTATTCGATTATATTATACATTTGCTAAATAAAATGCTGAAAAAAATTGGCACGAGTACCGAGTGTAAAATAAGATATTTATTTGCAGTCCCGTTTGATAGACGGTCGTTAACCAATATTACCAATGTGGCAGAAAAACGGTCGGCACGCGAAGAACTTATTAAATCCGGCATTGATCTGTTTCAAACACAATACAAACCATTGCCGCCTGTCTAATTCGCCAACATAACGCTAGCAAAGCTACTCAATGCGGACGATGTGACTTTTGAGTCAAAATCGATGATTGTCCCGTCGCGTTCCATTTTGATTGTTGGATACGAATCCACCTTGAACTTATTGATTAATGTATTGCTCTCGGTATTCGACTCGTCGGTGCAGTTAACATCTTGACAGTTAATTGTATAACCGTTTACCACCTTTTCATTATGCGATGATTGAAATGCTTGCCATTCTGGAGCCGCTTTTTTGCAATGCGGGCACCAATCGGCATGGAAAAAGTAGATAACGGCGTCCTTGCGGCGGTCAGACGAGTTCGCAACATCGTCGAATTGGGCGGGTTCAATCTTGGACTGTTTCATCCACCAATATATGACATAACAAAATAATGCGAATATCGCGATAAAGAGTAAGGCCTGTTTGTATGGGCGGACGTATTTATTCAAGACGTCCAAAATATGGACCATTGTATAAGTGTATATAGTAGGCATATAAAATAATGCGTTTATGCCTACGAACTGACTAAATACTTTACAAAGATTTAGTATATTTTATTTTGTTTTCATTATATAACCGAAGCGAGCATAGGCATGAAACCCAATACCAAGAATACAAATACGCAAACCAGGAAAAAATCTACTGGTCACCGTCGACATGCGTCTGGCCGGTCCATTTCGAATAGGCCAAGTGTGGCCGAAATAACTCGAGTATATAACGAAGACGACTACAACAGTAATGACGGCATGTTAACCAGCGTATGGGGACCTGGCATGTGGCATTATTTACATACGATGAGTTTTAATTACCCGGTAAACCCCACGAAACAAGAGAAAATGCATTATTTCTCGTTCATGTGGAGCTTAAGATATGTATTGCCTTGTGGTAAATGCCGCGCGAATCTACGCGAAAACTATAAAAAGCTGCCGCTCACGATGAAGCATATGAAGAACCGAGCGTCGTTCTCGAGATATGTGTTTGATTTACATGAATTAATTAACACCATGTTGCACAAAAAGTCCGGACTTACATATGAAACTGTGCGAGAACGGTATGAACATTTTCGATCGCGGTGCACGATTAGCACAAAGAAGTCTGGCAATAAAACACAAAAGCGTGTCCGTTTTGCGAAGAAGGCGACTGTAGTCAAAGAGGCGGGGTGCACCGATCCATTATATGGGGAAAAGTCGAAATGCATACTACAAATTGTGCCACATGATACACAGTGCGAGACTCTACGCATTGATAAAGATTGTGTTAAACAAAAGGGGAGCGTAGTTGCGGCACTCAAAACGAATGAACAAACCAAATAGCGGATAAGTTATATGGTCATTTTTCTAGACATTGGAGAACCAAGGATTATGTATTTAGCACTTTCTTTCTTATATATTATGAAACAATATAATATATAAATATATACAATAAGATTACATATGTCACAACCCGTTCATGCTTCCAATATAACAGAAGGATTATATCAACCCAATGTAGAAAGTAAACCCGAGAACAAACCGCAGCCAGACAAGGCAATGGACGAATCACCCCATTTTATGCAGGATTCGGTTGATACTATGACTCGTAAAATAAAGCGGGTTCGTAGACAAATCCCGTTTTGGGGAGAGAACCCGAATGTTCTCCTCCAACAGCCCTATATTTTTGAGTTTTTCCCTGCGCCCGGTATGACATACGAACAGAAGTTGAATGCGATTACGCGTGCGGTCATTGCGTTTGCAATGTTGAGTTTCATTATTACGAAGAGTGTCCGCACATTACTGTTTACGATTGTTACATTGGGTGCTATTTATATGTTATACAGTTATCATAAACAAGAAATGGAGAACCTGGAAAAGAAACGAATTGGCGAAGGATTTACTGCCTCCCCCATCGCGAATGAACTATTTAAGAAAAATAACATGCCCGTACCGGAAGGTATTTTCACGGAACCTGATTCCAGCAATCCGTTCGGCAACGTGTTGGTTACCGACTATGATTACAACCCTAATAAAAAACCCGCCCCGCCAGCGTTCAACAAGAACGTGGAAAAGGATATTTTGACGCAGGCAAAGCGGTTCGTAACGGAAGCCAATCCTGACCACCCGGATATTGCGGACAAGTTGTTTAAGGATGCGGGAAGTGAACTCATGTTTGAACAATCGCTTCGTCCGTTCAACTCCAACCCGTCCACTACCATTCCAAATGACCAGGCGGGTTTTGCCGAGTTTTGTTACGGTAGTATGATTTCATGTAAAGAGGGCAATCAATTCGCGTGTGCTCGTAATTTATCGAGACACACAAATTAGAGAACGCGCACAATCGATATTTTTGGGATAGCCTATTTAGGTCGTTTTTGCAGAATTTGGTGGTTTCGCAATGTGACGTTTTGTTGATAATATTTTTACATCGAAAATACTATCTCTTTGTATACTATAATAAATCGCAGATACCATGGCTTCTCTTAGTCCTTACACATTTAATAATACTGCCAGAATCGGTGCAGATTCCACCGACCAATCCCAGCGTAATGGCGCAAACACCCATTATGCGAATTATATGTTGACCGATCATTTTAGTAGTACTTTAAGCGATCATCACGTGCAATTTGCCATGCAGCAACCCACTATGAATTTTAACGGGTTGGCGAATGGCAATGGCATTCACAATGCAGCGGTTGACAAGGAATCCATGTTGAAGTTGAAGCCGACCGAGGACCGCCCCTTGGAGAAATTGCAATTGTTTTCTCGCCCGTTTGTTACAGTGCCCTATTTAGGTAGAGGGAGCTGCGACCCTGCATTGGAATCTCAATTGCAGCAGGGAGAGCCGGTTACGGAGAAGAAGAGCGTGTCGACAATCATGGAGAAGTCATTCGGGGCTTATTCTTTGTACCCCACAGATAGCAAAATGGAGAACCAGGTGAAAGACGCGTCCCATACAGTGGAAGAGGCGGCAATGGACGGCTGGGTTCGAGGTGGCATGTCTACACGCGAGATGCCAAACGGCGAAATTGCTCGCAAGACTCGTTAAAGCGAGCCATGTGATTTAGGTATTTTTTGTATATTATATTTGTTATGGTATAATATACAGAGGTTATGGCAACTACATATACATATACAGCTGCGCCTGGTGGCGATAAGTATATAATTAAGTTAGATAGCGATACGTATACGGTTAATGATGGTGCCAATGATATTTTTAAAATGAGTAAAGGTGATATTGAAAAATTAAGTGGCATGATTAATGCGGGCAATATTGGAAAATTATTTGACGTGATTGCTGTGGGTAATAATAAAACGTCATTTGTTGCAACTCAACCAGTTGAACTGGGCACAGATAACCCGGGTATAGTTGAAGAAAAAAATAGCGAAGATTACTCAAAAATGTTTACTAACACTGGTAATTTCAACATTGCAAACGATGAACATGACGATGATGTTGCCACGATTGCAGCTTTGTACAATAAGATTATTACCACAATTAATACAGCTATTGGATTAACACCTCTCGGTAGTGTTAATTATGCCGCCAAATTTAATAAATATATAGATACTTTGAAAAATTATAATAAGTGGACCAATACAAAAGGTGACGGCCTTGCAAATGATGTGGATAGTATTTCAACCAATGCAATAAATACGACAATAAGTGCCGCTGTACCCAACTTGACGAGTGATACGAAAAATATTCTTAATTATTTTGTTATAACAGAAGCAAAACGGGGAGGCGGCGGGTCCCAGAGCGTGGCACCTGACCCAACTCATGCCCGAATTGATCGTCTAATCAATGAAATTGCGGACCGCAAAAATAAAATTGAGAAAAACAAAACTGAACTTGTGACATTAGCGGCTCAAGCTATGAACGCGGCGCCTAAAGGAATGGAAGATACTCGCGAAAATATAGATAAAGCGGCGGAATATGTGAAGATGTACAATTCGTTAAAACAAATAAACGACGGGTTAAACGGAGAAATGGCAGTGCTAGAAGCAGATTGGGAGTTAGCGGCATTAGTATCTAAAACTGATAACAAGGACGGAGGTGAAGGTGAAAGTGAAGGTGAAGGTGAAGGTGAAAGTGAAGGTGAAGGTGAAGGTGAAAGTGAAGGTGAAGGTGAAGGTGAAGGTGAAGGTGAAGGTGAAGGTGAAGGTGAAGGTGATGTGGCCGCTCCTGCTTCTCTTCCTACGCCTTCTAATGTTTTAAGTTCTTCAGATAATGCAACTGCTGCCGCTGCTGCTGCTTCTCTTCCTACGCATTCTAATGTTTTAAGTTCTCCAGATAATGCAACTGCTGCCGCTGCTGCATCGGTTGATTCGGCTGCCGCTCCTGCATCAAGTGCCGCTAACTCCCAAGCTGCTTCTGCTCCTGTTACTCCTGGTACTACTGCCAACCAATCTGCGGTTCCTTCTGCTGCCGCTGCTGCTGCTAACGCCCTAGCTGCTCCTTCTACTGCTCCTGCCACTGCCACTGCTCCTTCTACTGCTCCTGCCACTGCCACTGCTCCTTCTACTGCTCCTGCCACTGCCACTGCTCCTACTAACGCCCTAGCTGCGGTTCCTTCTGCTGCCGCTGCTGCTGCTACTGTTAACGCCCTAGCTGCTCCTTCTACTGTTGCTAACGCCCTAGCTGCTGTTCCAACTGCCACTGCCGACCCTTATTCTAATTTAATTGAAGCATTTACAAATAATGTTGACTCATATACTGAACTTGCGAAACTAGACGGCCTCTCGGCCGATCCGGTTACTATAACAACTGGTGCAACAAAATACCGAATAAATTTTAAAGACCCAAATACGTTAACAGAACCCGACAAAAAATACTATATTCAATTACTTAAGAAACAAATATTCATCACAGTTAAAGCAGCGTTATTAAACTCGTTATATGACAATCCATCGAATTTATTTGATACAAGTAATTGCAAATCGACTGTCAATGCTACTAATAAGTACACCATAATTAAAGATACCTTATGCAAAGTAATATATCCAACCGTAAAATCTTTATTCAATTCCAATGCTAAAATGCAGAACGTTTTGAATAACCAATCTAACTATGATGCACAAGAACAATATTATAATAATACAAATAAATTAATTGAAACGTTAAGAAGTCAGCGAAACCGTTTTTTAGGTAACAAAGATGCGAATGAACAGCTTGATAAGTTGACGGCAAATCTAAAAATATTAGAACCCATGTTGTATAACCATTATTTAACACTATATACAGAGTTAGGTGATTTGGATAAGAGTGGGTCCGCCATTAGAAATGCAGAAAGATTGCACGTTGACCATACCGATTCCAACGCTTTAATTGATTCAATAAAAACATGGTATGGCAAGATTAAGGCAGACCATAGCAAATATAGAACCGAATTTTACAATAAATATAAACAATACTGGTCTTTGATACAGGCGGTTACACCAAGCCGATTTAGAGGTGGCGAACATAAAACACGACGTTCAAAAACCAACGGCAAAAGGAAAACTCGTAAAATATGAATGTGATGGGGCGTGATTCGTTGAGGCGTTCGTTCCATTATTTAGAGGGCATTTAGTAAAATATAATTATATACTTATATTATATATAGATACAATGTCTGGTACTGCTGATGCTGCTATTGTTGGTAATGCTGATGGTGCTAATACTTCTACTATTGCTGATGCTGCCGGTGCCGCTGCTGTGGCTAAAACATGCGTAACCGCTTTGGATGCCAAACCGGATGCCGACGGTGATTATGTCATGTTTGATGGAGCTAATTATACCGTATTTAAGCTGCCTGCCGATGTAACTAAGCTTGATAATGTTGCAGCTGATGCAAAGTTTTTCAAAGTGTTGCCCGATGAAACAAAAGGTGGAAGACGCAAGAGCCGCAAGTCTGCCAAGAAACAACGTAAATCCGCCAAGAAGCAACACAAGTCTTCCAAGAAGCAACGTAAATCTAGAGGTTCTCGTCGTTCCAAGAAATAATCTTTAGACATAATCAATAACAAATAGTATTACAAATATTCGACCAATAATATTTGTAATAAATTTAGTAAAGTTATTTTGTTGCGTTAATATATAGCATAGAACATGTCTGGCCTACCTCCATTCCCCGAATCACCCGAATCACCCGCCATTGTCCCAGTCACGGGTGGTGAGCAAAAGAAGCAACAACAGAAGAAGCAACAACAGCAGAAGAAGCAACAACAGAAGCAGTCCCAGAAGAAGCAATCCCAGAAGAAGCGCCAACAGCAGAAGAAGCAACAACAACAGAAGCAATCCCAGAAGAAGCGTCAGCAACAGCAGAAGAAGCAACAGAAGTCCCAGAAGAAGCGTTAAAACGCGGGGCTCTGCTTTTGCCATATTCCATAAATATCATAAATAGTCCTAATTTATAATTTATATTCATTTGAATGAATATAAATATATTCAACCTGATAGTATAGTTAGACACCATGTACCCAAAACACCTGATTGTTCCAAAATATACGACAAATACCGGATATCGGCAATGTTTGCGCCAAATTTTTCAAATGAACAAAGATAATTATCCGGATTCCATCAAACAATTAGAAGAAGAGTTGGGCGACGATTTTGATAAGGAAACCCGCGATGAGATTGAATATGATGAGGAATCCGCTGGTCTTATGATGCAATATATTCGAAATCAAACCAAGCATTTACCTATATTTCAACGATTATACGAATTGGCCGCTGCCCGATTTCTTTCGCGCGACCACGAAATTGGTGTCGCCATCTTATATGCATATGAATATTTGCCGTTTTTTCATGAATGCGTTTGTATTTTTTTAAATAGTCCGGATAGCCTCACCGAAAACACGCCTGTATACAAACAGTTGCTTGAATTATTGAACTAAAAATGGGGGTATCGGCAATGCAAATATGCAGCCAGCAAATAAATGAATTGGTTTGCGTATACGCAGAGCATATATGCAATGCACGTGCATACATTATTAATACAGCCGCCTCTTTCACCATCCCCACAAACAATGTTTGATCCGTCCAAATAATGTATAAAGGTAATATATACATTATTATTCCCATGGCCTCCACATCCAATAAAAACACACCCGGAAATTATGCTCTTGAACAAAGAATGAATAATCGCATCGACACATATCGCACGTATTTAAACTCCGCCGCAGGCGAGGCATACACAAATCATTTACCTGGAAATGGACTGCTTCCTGCATCAAATGCCCGTTCTCATTTGTGCGGGAATTATTGCGACGTCGAATCGCAACTTCGTGGCATCGGGTCCACGAATTTAGTGAATCCCCAGACGCCGGTCGTGCCCCAACTCCGCACATTGGATAGCTTATCTATCATGACCAAGTTGCCGGTTTTATTACCCGAACCGCTCGTGGTAGAGACGAATCAGCGACCTGGCTATTTACAGTGAGTGTCACGGACCAACTATTATAGGTGTGTTGTGTCTATATGTTCTCGAGTTTTCGCAGTAGCACGATGATTGTATTTGCCGCGATTCTTGAATGATGTATTTTTTTTGAATTGGGCTGTGGTTCTACGCAACTCTTCTGGGCGTATCCATAATTGCGGCTGCGAAATTGGTATAGGAGTATCATGTTCTAGTTCTGGTTCTGGTTCTAGATCTTGTTCTGGTTCTGGTTCTGTCACTGTGCTGATATGCACTCGTTCTTGAAACAATCGATGTGCTTGTGAAACAATATCTGGCAAAGCTCGGTCAATGATGATTTCATTTATAGAATCGATAATAGAGACCACATATACGTTCGACAAGTGTTGTAATGGAACAATAGTATTGTCGGGTTTTATTTCAATCGGCATTTTGATATTTGCCATAACGAACCTGGATGTCATATATAGATTTTATTGTAGTGTTATTGGGTTTATTATGCATGAGTTTTTATGTAATTTTTGTTCAATTACATAAAATGATTTTTCGATGATGGTATGTAGATCAAATCATTGAATTGCTCACTGATCGCAAACTTAAATAATCATCGGTGTATATTCAGTTTTGTTGATACCATCCACATCAAATGATGCAAATAATATATATTTATCGTTATTTGTCGCGTCTTTCTCAATTGCAACCGGGCTAACCGAAATAGTTTTGATGTCAACCTTGGGATATTTTGTTGCAATAGTCTTTTTAAACTTATCAACTGCCTGCTTATATTTAACCGGGTCAACTTGTGCGGGCGGTTTGGCCTCGGGCAGAATAATCGGCGGGATCCCAACCGGAATGGCCCCAACCAATGGCTTGGGAACAATGGATTGTGGGCCCTTTTGTTTTAATATATGAGCGATTAATACAAGTAATCCATTAATTTGTTTTGTATGGTCGTGGATACCAACCTGTGGGGTAGGTGGGGGAGAAGTAGAAACAATGTTTGTCACAATATTCTTATCCGTCTGCACAGTTGCCACAACAACGGTCTTATCACTGGGAGACGAAGATTTATTAGCAGCAACCGCCGATGCTATTGCCATTATTCGATCATTTTCATCAAGTGCAGGTTCGCTACCCGTTGCAGATACAGTCTCTGGAATGATTTCTTTTGATTCTGGTGAAGTTTCGATTGTAACCGCGGGTTTCTTTGCGTTTTCTATTGCAACCATTGCAGCAGCAATAGCGGCAGAGTTTGCGATTGATATTGCTGTAGTTTCATTCATGTCGAATTCTGTCTTTTTTATTGCCGCCATAGCAGCTGCACTAGCAGCAGAACTTACCATGGCAAAGTCGGTTTTTACTCGTTCTAGGTTGGCCGCCTCGTCTGCTGCCTTCTTTGCGACTTCGATTGCATTCATAGCAGCTGCCGAAGCGGCGGAACTTGCCTGGTCAATCACTGTTTGTTCTGCGATTGCCTTCTGTTTTGCTGCTTCTTCGGCTGCCTTCGTCATTGCATCCATAGCGGCTGCCGAAGCGGCGGAACTTGCCTGGTCAATCACTGTTTGTTCTGCGATTGCCTTCTGTTTTGCTGCTTCTTCGGCTGCCTTCGTCATTGCATCCATAGCAGCTGCCGAAGCGGCGGAACTTGCCGGGTCAATCACTGCTTG